ATGATATGGATCGTGAAATTTTTGTTGAGCGGTTTTTAGATAAGTTAGAAAAACATTCTAAAGGTGAAACATCTGATGCTGTTGAACTCGCAGACATAATTAAAAGCAGTATTGAAAAAGACGGTGAAGTTACTAAAGCTGTTATAGCTATAGAAGAACTTTCGGAACTTCAGAAAGAACTTACTAAATCTATAAGAGGCGAGACTGATGAAGTAGGTATCCTTGAAGAGATGGCTGATGTTTATATTTGCTTGATGGCACTGCAAACCATATTCGGTTTTGACGGCGACACTCTTGACACGGCGATAGAAGTCAAACTGTTACGACTTAAGAACAATCTTGAAAACGGAGGTGAAGATTAAATGTATTCAACAGACACAATTCTTAAAATCATTAATGAGGGTATGGAAAAGAAAGACCGATACGTAACATTGTATTTTGGTGAAGATGGTATAAGCGTATCTGTATACCCACGAAGAAACGAATCGACGGAACAAATTGATGAACTTTATAAGGATGCTCTTAACGCCTTGCAAAACTATCCCGACACAAAAAATGAAAAAGCGGTAGGATACTGGAGAAAAAAACTGGATCCTTTATACTATGATACAATTGTTGAGGGCGATGAGGAGACGCACTATCATCATGCACAGCATATTTATATTTGCTCAGAGTGTGAATACACAACATTGAGCCCGACTAATGCGTGCCCTCACTGCAAAGCGTCATTAACAAAAATTGTGGACGAAACGGAGCATGATAAAGATGTTATGCCCTAAATGCAACGGTAAGACTTATATTCGTGACAACGTTAGTGATACTGAAACTAATGAGAACTACAGACAAAGAATCTGCAAAGAATGCGGGCATAAGTTTTACACTGTCGAATTTGAAGTAGAGGCTGATGACCGATTTAAAAAATCTTGGTGGAAGAACCATCGATGGTACGGACGTCACCGTAGTTGATAAAAAGGAGTGGTTAAAGTGATAATACTTAAATCGATTATGGATGCTCTCTTATTTATGTTGGGAGCATTGCTTGGTACAGTTGTCTTCTGTGCCTTGGCTGTAGCAATTGCTTTTGCTATATGTTGCGCATACATATGTATTAAGGGATTTGTGGAAGCGTGCCGTGAATCTAAAAAAGATAAATAGTTGTGCGAGAAGGGCACGGACGCGTAAAACGCATTTCCTATAATGAAAGGAGTTGAGCATCAATGGATGAATTAAAAAAGATTAATTCTAAAGTTGCTAGAAAACAGGTTAGGAGATTAACTGGCGGCATTGGATTGGCGCTTCTCGGAGTGATATTGATTGGAAAATTCACATATCAGAAGGGATGCACTGATTGTCAGAAAGCCATCAGTAGAGAGTTTCCAGACGAGTATTCAGCAATAACAGAAAAAGTTGCAAAAGAATTCGAAAAACATTGAGCGACTAATTTGAAAGAGAGGGTCTGAGGAAACTTGGACTCTTTCTTTTATATTTTTTGAGAGGTGAAAAAAATGACAGTACGTCAATTAATCGATTTGTTAGAGCAATTTGTAGTTAAAGAAGGAAAAGGTGACTACACTGTCATCAATCAGGGCTATATGTATCCGGTTGATGAACTTGAAATAAACGACGAAGACAAAGAAATTATATTGTAAACACCAATTATATTTCTAAAAAAGAATAATAAAATTTCACGGATGAAATCGTAGGCATGAAAATTTCACGGATGAAATTTCACGGATGAAATTTCGGCACTTTAACTCTTTTTTAAAAACTTAAAAAACTACCCATTTGGGTTATTTTTATTACTTTTTATTACTTTTTATATAATTATATATACGCGAGACTATAATAATATAATATATATAGTAAAAATAATAAAATAAAAAAGAGTTGAAACCTCAAAATTTCATCTGTGAAATCGCTACAAAGAAAGGAGAATTCAATGACGGAACCAGAATGGGCAAAAGCCTTTAGTGGCAAACTAAAAGATCTTCTTGATGAATGGGGTATGAATCAAAAAGAATTATCCGAAGAAACAGGTATATCTGAACCCACGATAAGTCGTTGCCTCAGAGGAGAATGCATTCCGAATATTAAAACTATTATTAATATTTGTTATGCATTGGACTGCGATCCGGAAGACCTTATGGATTTTTACGAACCAATTAAATAAAAGGAGAAATACATATGAATAATTCAAACCACGTTGACACATACAAGTTGAAACTTTTTGTAACTTTATTTCCTAACTTCAAGGACAAGATTACAGACTTTACAGATATCGGTGATAAGGAAACTATTTTCTATATGTCCGATGGTAGTAAAGCTATATTTGATGAGGTATATAAAACGGTAAAATACATCGAGCCTCGTCCGTACACTGTAGAAAGTCTTCCAAAAGAAGAATGGCTTGCCGAGTTTTCTAGAAAATTAAAAAGAAGACTTTCCATGGCTAATATGACAAGAAAGGAACTAAGCGCCAGAACTGGACTTTCCATTAACACCATATGTCGATATGTTAAAGGTGAAAGAGTGCCAGACATATTTGTCATTAATGAAATTGCAAAAGCTTTGAATTGCGACAGTATAAGGTTTATAGATTTAAATTATTTGCTTTAAAGCAGACACAAGTCCTTTTCTTATTTACGCGAAAAAAACATGCCCTTTTATGAAGAGAGAGGTAAGAATGGGCATTTTAGCCTTATTCTTTTTCTTTTATGTTTTTGGCATTTATATTTTACGTGAAAGGAGAATAACGATGTCTAAATTAGAACGAGACTTTCAGTCAGGTCTTATAAAGGATTTAAAAAGGATGTTTCCTGGATGTATAGTAATGAAGAATGATTCGAGCTATATTCAAGGAATCCCCGATTTATTATTACTTTATAAAGACAAATGGGCGTCGTTAGAGGTGAAACAAAATTCGCGTGCTAAGAAACGACCGAACCAAGAATATTATGTTGGACAAATGAACGAGATGTCATTCTCGCGATTCATTTATCCAGAGAATAAGGAGGAAGTATTGGATGAACTTTTTAAAGCATTCAAATCTTGAGGGACAACATGCTTTTCTGGGTGCTAGCAAATACCATTGGATTAACTACGATGAAAACAAAGTAGCAGAATCCTATTCCAAATTCTTAGCTACGCAAAGAGGTACGATCCTCCATGACTATGCAGCTCAGAGTATCAGACTAGGACAGAAACTCCCTAAATCTAGAAAGACATTGAACATGTATGTCAATGATGCGATTGGCTATAAGATGACACCAGAACAGGTCTTATATTATTCTGACAATTGTTTCGGCACCGCAGATGCTATTTGCTTTAGAAATAATTTGTTGCGAATACATGATTTGAAAACTGGTGTGATTCCAGCTCATATGGAGCAGCTCGAAATATATGCTGCTCTTTTTTGTTTGGAATACAAAATTAAACCAGGTGATATCGATATGGAATTGAGACTGTATCAGTCTGATGAAGTTTTATATCATAAGCCTACGGTCGAAGATATTGCGCCCATTATGGACAAAATAATTACCTTTGACAAAATTATAAACAGAATTAAAGAGCAGGAGGACTAATCATGTTTTATGACGAAAAACCGTCACTTGATGACATATTACATTATGGCACTCCTAGACATTCCGGCAGGTACCCATGGGGTAGCGGTAAAGATCCATACCAGCATAGTAGCGATTTTCTTAGCAGAGTTAATGAACTTAAGAAACAAGGTCTTAGTGAAAAAGAAATTGCTGATGCTGTAGGATTGACCACAACTCAGCTTAGAGTTCAGAAATCTTTGGCTAAAGATGAACAGAGAACTCTTCAGGTTGACAGAGCTAGGTCCTTAAGAGAAGACGGTCTTAGTACAAATAAGATTGCCGAAAAGATGGGCATAGCTGAATCTTCTGTTAGATCATTACTCAATACTGAATCTGAAGCTAGAATGAATGCCTCTAGAAACTTGGCAGATTTTCTTAAGAAACAGGTTGACGAAAAAGGAATGATTGATGTCGGTACTGGTGTTGAAAGAGAGTTAGGCGACAACATATCCAGAGAGAAACTTAAACAGGCTCTCTATATTTTGGAGAGAGAAGGATATCCTACATATGGTGGTGGTGTGCCTCAGGTAACTAACCCAGGTAAGCAGACCAATATTCAAGTATTGTGCCCTCCTGGCACTGAACATAAAGATATTTATAATTACGGCGATGTCCATTCTGTACGTGATTATATTTCTTATGATGGCGGAGAAACCTTTAAGAAAGCATTCGTGTACCCGACAAGTATGGATTCTAAAAGACTTCAAATTCGCTATGCCGAAGACGGAGGCATCAACAAAGATGGTGTCATCGAGCTTAGAAGAGGCGTTAAGGATTTGGATTTAGGAAATTCCCACTATGCTCAGGTAAGAATCATGGTGGATGGAACTCATTACTTAAAAGGTATGGCCATTTATTCTGATAATATGCCAGATGGTGTGGATGTAATATTCAATACTAATAAAACCAAAGATGTTTCCAAAATGGATGTTCTTAAAAAAATTAAATCTGATCCGAATAATCCTTTTGGTTCATTAATAAAGGAACATGGCGGACAGAGTTATTACATTGATAAGGATGGTAAAGAAAAACTCTCTCTTATCAATAAAAGAGCAGAAGAAGGAGACTGGGGAAGTTGGGCTGATAAATTGTCAGCACAGTTTCTTGCAAAACAGAATATGGATTTAATCAAGAAACAGCTTAATCTGACTAAAGCTGATAAACAAGCTGAGTTTGATGAGATATGTGCTTTGAACAATCCTACTGTTAAAAAGAATTTACTTAAATCTTTTGCTGATGACTGCGATGCAGCGGCCGTTCATCTTAAAGCTGCCGCTTTACCAAGACAGAAATATCAGGTTATATTACCTTTAACCAGCATTAAAGATGATCAGGTATATGCACCTAACTATAATGATGGTGAAAAAGTAGCTCTTATAAGATACCCACATGGCGGAACTTTTGAGATACCAATACTTACCGTTAACAATAAACATGCTGAAGGCAAAAGAGTTTTGGGAACAACGCCAGCTGATGCTATTGGCATAAGCAGTAAGGTTGCTGAGAGATTATCAGGAGCTGACTTTGATGGTGATACTGTAATGGTTATACCTACAGGAAAGAGTATAAAAATTACTTCTACCCCACCATTAAAAGGACTTGAAGGATTCGATCCCAAAACTTCATATCCAGAACGTCAAGGTATGAAATACATGAAGAATACCCAAACAGAAATGGGTACAATTTCAAATCTGATTACTGATATGACTTTAAAGGGAGCCAACCAGGATGAATTGGCAAGAGCAGTAAGGCACTCTATGGTAGTTATAGATGCCGAGAAGCATAAGCTGGACTATAAGAAGAGTGAGGCTGATAACGGTATAGCTGCTCTTAAAAAGAAGTACCAGGGTAGCATCAATGAAAACGGTAGGTACCATGAAGGTGCAGCAACCCTAATATCCCGTGCCAAATCCGAGACCTCCGTACTTAAAAGAAAGGGTAGTCCCATTATAGACCCAGTTACTGGTGAACAGAGTTATAAAGAAGTGCATGAGGAATACATTGATAAAAAGACCGGAAAAACCAAGGTCAGAACTCAGAAAAGCACCAAGATGGCGGAGACTAGGGATGCATACTCCCTGGTATCAGAAGCTAACACTCCTCAGGAAAGGGCCTATGCTGACTATGCTAACTATATGAAGTCCCTGGGTAACCAGGCACGTAAAGAGATGCTTAATACAGGCAACATTAAGTACAATGCTTCAGCCAAAATTACATACCAAAAGGAAGTAGATTCATTAATGGCTAAGCTGAACGTCTCTTTAAAGAATGCTCCAAGAGAAAGGCAGGCTCAAGTCATAGCCAATGCCGAGATTGGTCTTAAAAAGAAAGACAATCCTGACATGACTAAAGAAGAACTGAAGAAAGTCAAACAAACAGCATTAGTTAATGCAAGACTGAAAGTTGGAGCTGAGAGAAAGCCTATTGAAATCACTGATAAAGAATGGGAAGCAATTCAAGCTGGTGCAATCAGTGAAAACAAACTCTCACAAATCATCAATCATACAGATACAGACAAGCTAAGAGAAAGAGCAACTCCACGTGCGAAGACAACTTTGAGCACTGCTAAGATTAATAGAATCTCAGCTATGAAAGCTTCTGGTTACACAACTGCACAAATAGCAAAAGCTCTTGGAATTTCGTCTTCTACTGTAACAAAATACTTAAAGTAATTAAAAAGGAGTGAACGTTTAATGGAAAGCAATTGTATGTTAACAACGTTTGATAATCCTTACAATCCTTTTGATCAGTTTGATTCTTGGTTTCTTTTTGATGTAACAAAAGGTTACAATTCCTGTGGTTTGTTGGGAAGATTTGCAAGAACCTCTGACAGCTTTACAGATGAAGAGAACAATAGAGAAATAGAAAGAGCGATTGACGAGATTATCAAGTATGATTTCATGAACATTTACAAAAAAGTGAAGAAAAATGATAAACATTCACTGACATAACCACCTACATACTACGATGACAGATGGGGGGGTCTAAAAATCTACACCCCCTCCCTGCATCGCGCGCCTCTTAAAAAATTCTCCGGAGGATATTTTTGGAATAACGTTTTAAAAGACCCCGTGATTTATTTTTATGTGGACAGGATATTTTTTCATTTTTCACCTCCGATGTCTACTTTCTCCTTTCAGCTGTACATACCCACAAACGCCTCATACCACTCGCACGGGGTCTTTTAAAACGTTATTCAAACCACTAGTAAACATAGTCTAAACTCAGGCTATAGCAGCAACAAATACAATGAAAGGATGTGACAAGGTGGGAAGAACTAGCAGAAAAGAGCCATCAAATCAGCCACGAAGAAGCAGACCTGCCTTGACGCCAGAGGCTAGAGAGAATCAACTTATATCTTTAGCCGTTGATTTGGCAGAACAGCAGCTGAGAGATGGCACAGCATCATCACAAGTTATTTCGCATTACCTAAAACTCGGTTCCACTAGAGCTTCTTTGGAAAAAGAGAAACTTGAGAGAGAAAACGAATTACTAAGGGCAAAGACTGAAAACCTTGAATCAGCAAAACGAGTTGAGGAACTTTATAAGGATGCTCTTAATGCTATGCGAAATTATAGCGGAATGGGTGACCCTGATGATTAAAACATATTCTGAACTAATCAAACTTCCAACTTTTGAAGAACGATTTGATTATTTAAAATTGAATGGAAAAGTTTGCGAGGAGACATTTGGATTTGACCGATATCTCAATCAGATATTTTACAGATCTAAAGAATGGCGCTCAACCAGAAATTATGTGATCGCTCGAGACAATGGTTGCGACTTAGGAATTAGTGGTAGAGAAATCCCAGAGGGGACTCGAATACTAATTCATCACATGAATCCGATCATGGCAAAAGATATTATTCATAGAAGTGACATTCTTCTCAATCCAGAGTATCTTATAACTACGATTAAAAACACCCACGATGCAATACATTATGGTGATAGTGGGTTATTGGTGAAAGAGCCAATTAAGCGAGTAAAAAATGACACATGCCCATGGAAGAAATAACCATTAAGAAAAGGAGGAAATAATGGACAGTATACTGATCTCAATTAAAAAAATGTTGGGGATTTCAAAAGAATACGATGCTTTTGATGCAGTATTAATTATGCATATTAATACAGTATTCATGAATTTGCACCAACTTGGAGTTGGACCCACTAAAGGCTTTTCAATTATAGATGAAGGCGATAAGTGGTCTGACTTTATACCGGAAGATCTGAGGTTGGAATCGATTAAGTCATATATGTACTTAAAAGTAAAGCTTCTATTCGATCCTCCTATGAACTCTGCAGTTATGGACAGCATGACACTTCAGATTAAGGAACTTGAATGGCGCTTGAATGTAACTGCCGAAAACAATACAGAAATTACCGAATGAGATAAACTCAGAGAGGAGGAAATTCAAAATGGATAATAATGAATTAATGCACCATGGCGTTCTCGGTATGAAATGGGGTGTAAGAAGAGCCAGACCTACTTCTGGTAAGAAATCCGCCTTATTCAAAAAGAAGAAAGCTAAACAATCGAGCGAAAAAGAGAAAACCCCTAAAAAGAAACCGGTCAATAAAATGACTGATGAGGAGTTACGAAGCGCTATCAATCGTCTTGAGTTGGAAAAACGATACAGAGATTTAAGCCCAAAGCAGGTTTCGAAAGGAAAAAAGTTTGTCGGTGATTTTGTAGACAAAGCTGTAGTTCCAGCAGTAACTGAAGCAAGCAAAAACCTTGCTAGAGACTATCTAATGAAAATCGGAAAGAAGAAACTCGGTTTGGATATAACAGACAGTGATCAAGCTTATGTAGAGAAACTTCGTAAACAAGTTAAGAAGATGACACTTGAGAAACAATACCGAGACCTTACAAACGATCTGAATGGTTCAGTAAAGAAAGAAGCTGAGAAAGCTAAAGAAGAGGCTAAAAAAGAGAAAGAAAAAGAAGAGGCTAAAAAAAGAGAAAGAGGATGAACGTAAACGTAAAAAGAGTTCAAAACCGAACACTAAGACTACGGCAATCGTACCTGCTATTCCGCCTCGGTTCTTTTGAGTACATATGAAAGGATGGTGATTGATCATGGCATTGTCAAACACTGCTACACCTAAATATTATGGAATGTTTCGAGATGCCGTAATTAGAGGTGAGATACCGGTATGCAAAGAAATCTCTATGCAGATGAATCGAATCGATGACCTAATCGCCAATCCTGGAATCTATTATGATGATGGAGCAATTGATGGATTTGTAAGTTATTGTGAGAATGAACTCACTTTAACTGACGGTGGAGATTTGCATCTTTTGGACTCATTTAAATTATGGGCGGAGGATGCTCTTTCATGGTTCTACTTTGTTGAACGTAGTGTATATGAGCCCGATCCTGATGGGCATGGCGGTCATTATGTTAACAAAAGAATCAAGAAGCGATTGGTCAACAAGCAGTATCTCATCGTCGGAAGAGGCGCTGCCAAATCCATATATGACTCATGCATACAGTCATACTTTGAGAATATCGATACTTCTACCACTCATCAAATCACAACAGCTCCTACAATGAAACAAGCCGAAGAAATCATGTCTCCGATTCGTACTGCTATAACAAGAGCCAGAGGACCTTTGTTCAAGTTTTTGACTGAGGGCTCGTTGCAGAATACTACAGGCTCTAGAGCCAATCGTATGAAACTGGCGTCAACCAAAAAAGGAATAGAAAACTTCCTTACCAATTCATTGATTGAAATTCGTCCAATGTCTATAGACAAGCTTCAAGGTCTAAGATGTAAGATAGCGACCGTTGATGAATGGCTTTCGGGTGATGTAAGAGAAGACGTTATAGGCTCTATCGAACAGGGCGCTTCCAAAATCGATGACTATCTAATAGTAGCTACAAGCTCTGAGGGTACTGTGCGTAACGGAAGTGGTGATACAATCAAAATGGAATTGATGGACATACTCAAAGGGGATTATATTAATCCTCATGTTTCCATATGGTGGTATAAGCTTGACTCTGTAGATGAAGTAGCCAATCCTGATTTATGGGTAAAGGCTAACCCTAATCTCGGAAAGACTGTTACCTATGAAACATATCAGCTGGATGTCGAAAGAGCTGAAAATGCTCCAGCTACCAGAAATGATATTTTAGCAAAACGTTTCGGAATTCCAATGGAAGGCTATACATATTATTTCACTTATGAAGAAACCCTTCCTCACAGAAAAAGAGATTTCTGGCAAATGCCATGTGCACTCGGAGCGGACCTTTCGCAAGGTGATGACTTCTGTGCTTTCACATTTTTATTCCCATTACCAAACGAGTCTTTTGGTATTAAGGTCAGAGCGTATATTTCTGAATTAACTTTAATGAAACTTCCTTTAGCTATGAGAAGTAAGTATGATGACTTCATAAATGAGGGAAGTTTAATTGTTATGGATGGAAACATCCTTGATATGATGCAAGTATATGAGGACCTTGATGCACATATTGTTAACAAAGGATACGATGTTAGATGCTTTGGATTTGACCCATACAATGCAAAAGATTTCGTGGCTAGATGGGAAGCCGAAAACGGACCATTCGGTATCGAGAAAGTTATTCAGGGTGCTAAAACAGAATCAGTGCCTCTTGGTGAGTTAAAGAAACTTTCGGAAGGAAGATTACTACTGTTTGATGAGGAGCTCATGACATTCTGTATGGGTAACTGTATCGTCATGGAAGATACCAACGGCAACCGTAAATTACTTAAGAAACGTTATGAAGCTAAAATCGATGCTGTTGCAGCTATGATGGATGCATTCGTAGCTTTCAAACTCAATAGAGAAGCTTTTGAATAAGGGGGAGACATTAAAAATGGGAATATTAACTAGACTCCAGCATGGCTGGAATGCATTTCTAAACAACAAAGACCCGACTTATAACTATGGCTCTGGCACAGGATATTATTACAGACCGGACAGACCTAGACTTACAAGAGGCAATGAACGCTCAATTGTAACATCAGTTTATAACAGGATTGCTTTGGACACAGCTGCCATAAGAATCAATCATTGTATAACTGATAAAAACGGTAGGTTTTCTGAGATCAAAGAAACAAGGCTTAATGCATGTTTTAATTTGGAGGCTAACATAGATCAAACTGGAAGAGCCTTCATTCAAGATGTAGTTTTGTCTATGCTCGATGAGGGATGCGTGGCTATTGTTCCAGTTGATACTACTTTTAACCCAAAGGTCACAGGCTCCTACGATATTGAATCAATGAGAACTGGTAAAATTCTTCAGTGGTATCCTGACAAAGTTAAAGTCCGAGTTTACAATGACTGTACAGGTAATAAGGAAGATATAGTGCTTCCAAAGAGTTTTGTCGGAATTATTGAGAACCCTCTATATGCTGTGATGAATGAACCTAACTCCACTATGCAGCGTTTGATAAGAAAACTTAGTTTGTTGGACGTGACAGATGAACAAACGGCATCTGGCAAATTAGATTTGATTATCCAGCTTCCTTATGTTATTAAAACTGAGGCGAGACGTAGAGAAGCAGAGAAGAGAAGGTCTGAAATTGAACAGCAGCTGGCCGGTTCTAAGTATGGTATTGCTTATGCCGACGGTACTGAAAAGATTGTGCAGTTGAATCGGTCTTTGGAAAACAATCTAATGAAACAGATCGAGTATCTAACGACGATGCTGTTCAGCCAGTTAGGTATTACTCAGAGCATACTTGATGGAACCGCTGATGAGCAAACAATGTTGAACTATTATAGTCGAACAATTGAACCTATAATCTCAGCGATTGTCGATGAAGTGAAACGTAAGTTTTTAACAAAAACTGCTAGGTCACAAAATCAAACTATTCTATTCTTTAGAGATCCATTTAAATTGGTTCCTGTAAACAATATTGCAGAAATTGCTGATAAGTTTACAAGAAATGAGATAATGACTTCTAATGAAATTAGGCAAATAGTTGGAATGAAGCCGTCTGATGATCCTAAAGCAGATCAGCTTGTTAATAGTAATCTAAATCAGTCTAACGAAAAACTGACTCAGATTGAAGAATCTAATGAAGGAGGAGAAAATCAAAATGGAGAATGATTACGATTTTTCTGGATGGGCCACCAGAGCAAATAGAAAATGCTCTGACGGTAGAACCATCATGAAAGATGCGTTTAAAGAAAATGATGGCAAAACTGTTCCATTGGTTTGGAACCATCAGCACAACGATCCGGATAATGTTTTGGGTCATGCCTTGCTTGAAAACAGAGGTGATGGTGTTTATGCCTATTGCAAATTCAATGACTCTGAAGCTGGTAAAACAGCTAAACTCTTAGTTAAGCATGGAGATGTGAATGCACTTTCTATTTGGGCTAACCAGTTGCAGCAGAGAATGTCAAATGTTATTCATGGAAATATTCGTGAAGTAAGTTTGGTTCTTGCCGGCGCTAATCCTGGAGCTTACATTGAATCCGTTCTTTCCCATGGAGAAGAGTCTGACGAAGAAGCTGTTATTTATACAGGTGAAGAACTTGTATTGGAGCATTCTTCTGAATCTAATCCCGACGAGAAAGAGCTGGAACACTCAGATAAGGAGGATTCCAAAATGGAACCAAAGGCTAAAAAAACATCTGAAGATGAAGGAACTAACAACTCATCTAAAGGTGAAGAAACAGTTAAGGATGTACTGAACACCCTCAACGACAAACAGCAAAGAGTATTCTTCGCATTGCTTGGTCAGGCTCTCGATGGCGAGCTTGATGAAGACGAAGATGACAAAAATGATAACAATAAGGAGGAAGATGATACTATGAAACACAATGTATTTGAAACTGATCAGGAGCAGCAGAGCGAAATTCTCAGTCATTCTGCTCAGGAGGACATTCTTGAGTTGGCTAAGAGTAGTCAGGTAGGTAGCTTCCAGACAGCTCTTGAAATTTATGCTAACGAAAACAATCTTAAGCATGATGCAGTTAGCAGCGGCTTTGCTCAGACTGGTAGCGGCAATGTAACTACACTTTTCCCTGAGTATCAGGATGTAAGACCTGGCGCTCCAGAGCTCATTACGAGCGATCAGGGTTGGATTTCTACTGTAATGAGCAAAGTACATAAGAGCCCTATCTCCAGAATCAGAACCAGCCAGGTAGATATCCGTAACATTGATGCACTCAGAGCAAGAGGTTACACTAAGGGCAAACAGAAGGCTCAGACAGGTACTTTCAATCTTGTAAGAAGAACAACTGACCCGCAGACAGTATATGTAAAGAGCGCACTCCACAGAGATGACATCATTGACATCACAGATTTCGATTATGTTCAGTATTTGTATAACATCGACAGAATGCAGCTTAACGAAGAACTTGCAACTGCTATTATGCTCGGCGACGGTCGTGAAGACGGCGATGAAGCTAAGATTGCTCCGGATAAGATCAGACCGATTTGGACTGATGACGACCTTTACACACTTCATGTTGATCTTGATATTGCTGCTGCTAAGAAAGAACTCAACGGCACAGGCACAGGCACAAGTTTCGGCGAAAACTATGTTTATGCAGAGGCTCTTATTAACACTGTTCTTTATGCGAGAGAGAAGTACAAGGGTTCGGGCACACCTGATTTCTATATGACTCCTCATATGCTCAACGTTATGCTTCTTGCAAGAGACATGAATGGCAGAAGAATTTACTCTTCTAAGGCCGAACTTGCTTCTGCACTTAATGTCGGCAGCATTATCACAGCAGAGCAGTTTGCTGGTAAAACAAGAACAACTTCAGACAGTAAAAAGAAGAAACTTCTTGGTATCATCGTTAATCTTGCTGACTATTCTCTTGGCGCTACAAAGGGCGGCGAAATTACTCATTTCACACAGTTTGATATCGACTTTAACCAGCAGAAGTCACTTCTTGAAACAAGATGTTCAGGTGCACTTACCAGAGTTTACTCGGCGATTGCTATTGAGGAACCCGTTACAGAATCATCTGCTACAGAAGGCGGAGAACCAGGTAAGGGCTAATTCGCTAACAATGGAGGAAATTCAAAATGGCGAAATGGTATGGAAAAATAGGATTTTGTGTTACTGAAGAAACTGAACCAGGTGTATGGGAAAACAAGGTTACAGAAAAAAACTATTATGGTGATTTACTTTCTAATTTTAGGAAGCTTCAAAATTCTGGTGATGTCAATGACAACATCGATATTGCGAATAAGATAAGCATCATATCCGACCCATTTGTTGACCAGAATTTCCATTTGATACACTATGTTGAATTTATGGGTACTAAATGGAAGGTGACACATGTCGAAGTTTTATACCCAAGATTAATACTTACTTTAGGGGGCGTTTATAATGGCAACTCGTCTGGAACTTCAAACTAAATTGGAAGAACTTCTGGGGAGTAGAAATGTCTATTATCAGCCCCCAGCATCCAATCGGATGGAATACCCAGCAATCAAGTATTCCAAATCTGATATACGGAGCCGGTTTGCTAATGGTTCAGCTTATTCACTATTGAATTGCTATGAAATTATAGTGATAGATAGAAAACCTGATAATGCGGTCATAAATAAATTACTGAATCTTCCGTATTGTAGTTTTGACAGACATTACATATCGGATAATTTGAACCATGATATATTAACATTATATTACTAAAAGGAGGACTAAAATTATGTCTAGACTTGAATGGGACAAGACCAGTGAAAGACTTTATGAAACTGGTGTCAAAATGGGTGTGCTTTATCCTCAGGAAAACGGAACTTACCCAAAGGGTGTGGCTTGGAACGGTCTTACAGCTGTTACAGAATCACCGTCAGGCGCAGAAGCTACTGCACTTTATGCAGATGACATCAAGTATCTCAATCTTATGTCAGCTGAAGAGTTCGGCGCTACAATTGAGGCCTATACTTATCCGGATGAATTCGCTCAGTGCGATGGTTCAGCTGAACTTACTAAGGGTGTTACAATTGGCCAGCAGAAGCGTAAAGCGTTTGGCCTGTGCTACAGAACTGTTCTTGGTAATGATACGGATAACAACGACTACGGCTATAAGCTTCATCTGATTTACGGCGCATTGGCTGCTCCTTCTGAGAAAGCCTATGCTACAATCAACGATAGCCCTGAAGCTATCACTTTTTCATGGGAGGTTACTACAACTCCTGTTAACGTTGCTGGATTTAAGCCCACAGCTTCTATCACTATTGACTCTACTAAAGTCGATAAAACTAAGCTTAAAGCACTGGAAGACATTCTTTACGGCACAAATGCAGCAAAAGAAGGTGGCACTGGAGCCACAGAGGCAAGACTTCCACTTCCTGATGAAGTGGCAACTCTTATGAAAGCTGCTGGCTAATTAATACCTAAACATTAAAACATGGAGTCGTATTCAGTATAGGCTGGCGGCTCCTCTTTTTTTTATCATGAAAGGAGAAAATTTATGCTTAAAAAGTCTATCAAATACACAGATTATAATGGTGTTGAAAGAACCGAGGATTTCTACTTCAATCTTTCAAAAGCAGAACTTATGGAAATGGAAATGTCTACTGCAGGCGGCCTCGCCGAAACAATCACTAAAATCGTAGCTGCACAGGACCAGCCAGCCATTATCAAACTTTTCAAAGAACTTATTCTTAAAGCTTACGGCGAGAAATCAGCAGATGGTAAGAGATTTGTGAAATCAGATGAACTTTCCGCAGCATTCTCACAGACTGAAGCATATTCTGAGCTGTTTATGGAACTCTCTACAGATTCAGATAAAGCAGCGGAGTTTGTTAACAAAATTGTTCCTGCTGATCTTGCAAAGGAAGCCAATTTTCCAGCGGTTGCATCAGTGACTTAATAACGACAATTATGGAGGATTGAGAAATGCTTCAAATCACGGTTCCAGGCATTGAGTTATGGGATGAGGAAGCGCAAGAGTTTATCTATTCCAAAGAGCAAACACTTCAGTTGGAGCATTCTCTCATCTCTCTTTCAAAATGGGAATCCAAATGGTGTAAGCCATATCTTTCTAAGAAGGCTAAAACTTATGAAGAAGATTTAGATTATATAAAGTGTATGACACTTACACCAAATGTGAAACCCGAGGTATATAAGTGCCTCACAGAAGAAAACATCGATGCAATTCAAAAGTATATTAAAGCCCCTATGACTGCGACCTATATTTCGGAAAATAAAAACGGCGGAGGTAGCCGTGAACCAGTGACGTCAGAGCTTATATACTATTGGATGATATCCTTGAATATTCCTATTGAATTCCAGAAATGGCATTTAAATAGATTAATAACTTTAATAAAAGTTTGTAATATTAAAAACGCCCCACCTAAAAAGATGGGCCGGAAAGCAATTATGAGTCGTAATGCGGCTCTAAATGCATCTCGAAGAAAACAATTAAACACGAAAGGGTGACACCTATGAGTAATGAAGAAAAAGTTATTGAAACAAAAGAAGAAGAGCTTTGCGATGAAGCCATCAAGGAACTTTCTAACAATAAGGGGGACGAAAAATCATGAGTAATAGCAAATTAGTAGATTACACAAAATTTTCGCCGAATCATTACAACGGAAGGAACCATCCAATCGATACCATCACTATTCATTGTGTAGTTGGGCAGTGCTCGGTTGAGACACTCGGCTCAATCTTTGCAAGTCCGAGTAGAGAAGCATCATCTAACTATGGTGTTGGCTATGATGGAAGAATCGGTTTGTATGTAAGCGAAAGCGATGCTTCATGGTGCAGCTCATCATATTCCAATGACAATCGAGCAGTAACAATTGAAGTGGCATCCAATGCCTACGATCCTTATTGGGTAAATAATAAAGCTTACAACGCAACTATCGAACTCGTCGCTGATATCTGTAAGCGAAATGGGATTAAAAAGCTTAAATGGTCGACGAACAGGCATGAGCGAATGAACCATTTAAATGGATGTAACATGACTGTGCACAGAGATTATGCTAACAAGTCTTGTCCTGGTGATTATTTGTATAGTCACATGGGCGACATTGCAGCAAAAGTAAATAAGAAACTGGGTTCAGGTGGAAGTAGCAGCTCCTCTTCAACCAGCACATCTTCAAAGTCGACATTATCGGCGGGCAGCAAACTTAATCTGAAAAATGTGGATCTGTATGCTTCATCTACAGATAAAAATGCTGCTTGTAAAAAGAGCGGAACGTACTATGTGTGGAATGCAGAAGTTATCAACAACAGAATACGCATTACTAACAGCATGTCTAATGTTGGCAAGTCCGGTCAGGTAACTGGTTGGATTTCTTATTCTGCAGCTAAAAGCTCCACTGGTTCGACCAAGCCAACATCTGCGCCATCAAGTTTTAAACCGTACAGAGTTAAAGTTACTGCCGATGTCTTGAACATCCGTTCAAATGCAGGAACGAATTACGGTGTGACAGGTTCTATAAAAGATGGCGGAGTTTATACAATCGTCGCCGAGAAGAAAGGTTCGGGCTCGGCTAAGGGCTGGGGTAAGCTTAAGTCCGGCGCTGGCTGGATCTGTTTGGATTACACCACAAAAATTTAAGGAGTTTTAAACATGATACGTTTCAGGCAAAAGGGCGATTTTTCTAAGCTGACCAACTTCTTAGAAAGAACAAAAGAAGTTGTACATTTCGGAAAACTCGACAAGTACGGAAAACAAGGTGTAGCCGCCCTTGCGTCTGCGACTCCTGTTGAGTCTGGACTTACGGCTAGTTCGTGGTATTACGAAGTAACCAATAACAACGGCTCGGCAAAAATTTCTTTTTATAATTCAAATATTCAAAATGGAGTTCCAATTGCTATAATTTTGCAATATGGTCATGGAACCGGAACTGGAGGCTGGGTAGAGGGTCGAGATTATATCAATCCTGCTGTTCAGCCTCTTTTCGATAAAATAGCTGATGAAGCGTGGAAGGAGGTTACTAAGCTATGAGCAAACAAGTTGATGAACGTGTAGTCTCTATGCAATTCGACAATAAGAACTTTGAGAAGAACGTTTCGACTACTATGTCTACGCTTGATAAGCTAAAACAAAAGTTGCATTTCGACGGTGCTTCAAAAGGGCTGGAGAATATTAATGCTGCAAGTAAGAAAGTTGATATGAATGGTCTAGCTGGTGGCGTGGAAGCAGTTAGAATGAAATTCTCAGCTCTCGAAGTCATGGGGGTAACCGCTCTCGCTAACATTACCAATTCAGCGGTGAATGCTGGAAAAAAGATAGTTTCAGCTTTAACTATTGACCCTATAAAAACTGGTTTTCAGGAATATGAAACTCAGATGAACGCCGTTCAAACCATTCTCGCAAATACCCAGAGTAAAGGCAGTACACTTAATGATGTAAATGCAGCGCTTGACGAGTTAAATCATTACGCTGACCTTACTATCTATAATTTCACAGAAATGACTCGTAACATTGGTACATTTACAGCAGCCGGTGTTGATTTGAAGACATCTGTATCAGCTATTCAGGGTATTGCAAACTTGGCGGCTGTTTCCGGATCGACATCCCAGCAAGCAAGCACCGCGATGTATCAGCTTTCCCAGGCATTAGCGGCAGGAACTGTTAAGTTAATGGACTGGAACTCCGTAGTAAATGCCGGCATGGGCGGTGAGGTATTTCAGAATGCTTTAAAGAAGACTTCTGAGGAATTGGACACCGGAGCCAAAAAAGCGATTAAAGCTGAAGGGTCTTTTAGAGAATCTTTAAAAACCGGATGGCTTACATCCGAAGTTCTTACAAAAACTCTTAAGAAATTTACAACTTCCGGCGCCAATGAGTATGTAGCAGAGTATACAGGATTATCTAAAAAAGCCGTAGAGACATCACTAAAGGAAGCAAAAGCTAAATACGGAGAAGCTGACGCTATAAAGTATGCTTCTAAAGCATTAGCTGATAAATCTGGTAAGAACCAGAAAGAAATCGAAGAAGCGCTTACTATGGCTGAAACCGCCACTAATGCTGCTACTAAGGTAAAGACATTCTCTCAGCTATGGGATGTTATGAAAGAAGCTGCTCAGTCGGGTTGGGCTAAAACTTGGCAGCTTATAGTTGGTGACTTCGAAGAGGCAAAGAATCTTTTAACCCCATTAGCAGATTTCTTTACTAACATAATTGGTAAAATATCTGATGCCCGAAATACGTTGCTAGAAGGGGCTTTAGGAAAACGCTTTACTGATCTTGCCAAAAGAATTTCTGGAATTGCAGAACCTGTAAAAGAAACAGTAGCAGTGGTAAAAAACCTTGGCGATGTTGTGGATAAGGTGATTATCGGAAAGTTTGGAAATGGCGAAGAAAGATTTAATGCCTTAACCAAAGCCGGATATAATTATTATAATGTCCAAAATAAGGTTAATGAAAAATTAGGAAGTAGTTTCCGATATACGGAAAATCAAATAAAAGCTCAGGATAAGTTGCTTGGTACCCAAACAAAAGCAACAATGGCCCAAAAAGAGTTGACTACATCTGAAGCCGAACGTATATCTAAGCTCGCTGAGCTTTCAGATGCAGAGTTAAAATCCTTAGGGTATACAGAAGCGCAAATTAAAGCAATAAAAGAAGTTAAAACAGAAGCTGATAAGCTTGGAATACCTGTAGAAGAATTTATTGAAAACATCGATAAATTGAATGGCAGGTCTTTGGTGATAGAATCTTTTAAAAACATATTTGAAGGATTAAAGGCTGTTTTGACTTCAGTGAAAGACGCTTGGCAAAATGTATTTCCACCTAAGAGCATGGAAGAAAAGCAGCAGGGTTTATACAATGTTATAGCCGCTTTTCATAAATTCTCTGAGGGAGTAAAGAAAATTAGTGAAGAAGCTGACAAAGAAGGTTCCACTGTCAATAAGTTGAGAAGAACTTTTGAGGGTTTGTTCACAGCCGTCAAAATGGTTTCAACAATTATAGGTGGACCTTTAAAAATTGCTTTTAAACTCCTTAGCAAAGTTCTTGGAATGTGTAACTTGGATATTCTGGATGTTACAGCTGCTATTGGCGATGGCATCGTAGGATTTGATAAGTGGATAAAGAAGACTTTTAATTTCTCAAAGGGATTTGAAAACATTGCGTCAGGAATAAAGAAAGTCGTTAAAGCCATAGGCGAATGGTTTGATAGTTTGAAAAAGTCAGACAATTTGCCAAAAGATATAGCCGACGGTATCATGTCTGGACTTGGTGTCGCTTGGAAAGCGATTAAAGAATTTATAGGCAATATCGGAAAATCTATTTCTAATGGGTTTAATGGCGTTCCTGGAAACCTAATTTCAGGGTTTGTGAATGGTATATGGAATGGAATACAAGTTGCAGGCCAAGTTATGGCAGAACTCGGTTCACAGATACTTGCAAAATTTAGGGAAGTTCTTGGTATTCATTCACCTTCAACTGAAACTCAGTCAGATGGTGAGAATTTCATCTTAGGCTTTGTGAATGGTGTCAAAGGATTTGCTTCACAGGCTTGGGAAGCTATCAAAGGTTTCGCTTCTGAATGTGCCAAATTAGTTGGTAGTATAAATTGGGGTGGAATATTTGCTGGCGGTCTTAGCATCGGACTAGTTTTAATGGTCAAAAAAATAGGTGATGCTTTAGAAACACTTGCTGCTCCATTTGCAGGAATAGGAAGTATACTATCAAGTGCAAGTAAGATAATGGACGAAGCTGCAAAACCTATACAAAAAATACTTAAAAACACAGCAAAAGTTGTAAAGAGTTTTTCTAGGGTTTTGAATGGTGTCGCATTTGATCTTAAAGCGGAGGGCGTAAAGAAATTAGCGGAATCAGTTGCAATTTTAGTCGGTTGTATAATCGCGCTAACATTATTCGATCCTGATAAGTTATGGGAGTCAGTAAAAATCGTAGCCGCACTTGCTGGCATACTTGTTCTCTTGGCAGTTGTTACCGAAAGGATGTCAAAAGCTTCTGCATCTATAGGTAAAAACGGAGTCCAGGTAAATAATATGAGTAAGAGCTTAGTCGGTATAGCCGCTAGTTTGCTTTTAGTGGCTGTGGCTGTGAAACTTATTGGCTCAATGAAACCCGAACAAGCAGCACAGGGTATTGGTGGTTTGCTTGGTATGATCTATGGATTGGCTCTCGTTATCGGTGCTTATGGGGCTCTAGTTAAAGGTAAAGCTGCTAAAAATATTGATAAAGCTGGAAAGACAATCCTTAAAATAGGAGCAGCCATGCTTTTACTTGCTGTCGTTGCTAAAATTATAGGCAGCATGGAATCGAGTCAGTTTGGTAAAGCAGTAGTAATGATATATTTCTTTGGCCTTGTTATAGCTGGTCTTATTGCCGCTACACAGTTAGCTGGCAATAAAATTAAGTCAACAGGCGATACCATTCTAAAAGTGGGAGCAGCCATGCTTTTACTTGCTGTCGTTGCCAAAATTATAGGATCAATGAAAGCAAGCCAACTAGCTAAAGGGATGATAGGAGTTGCCTTCTTAGCAGCTATTATAGCCGGTCTTATTATGGCTACTAGATTAGCCGGAGGTAATGATCTTGATAAAGTCGGAGCTACCATTCTTGCAGTAAGCGGTGCAATGCTTTTATTATCCATAACAGCTCAGATTATAGGCACCATGTCTTGGGGAGCAATGGCTAAAGCTGCAGTAGGAATTACTTTCTTAGCTGGTATTATAGCTGGTCTTATTATGGCTACTAGATTGGCTGGGGGTAATGATCTTAAAGGAGTTGCAGCGACACTCTTATTAGTGTCAGTCTCGATTGCGGTTTTAGCAGGTGTTGCAGTAGTATTGGGAATGATACCCCTTAAGAATCTTGCAAAGGGCATAGTAGCAGTTGGTCTTCTGTCTATAATGATGACCAGCTTGATTAAAGCCACGAGAAGGGCTAAAGATTGTAAAGGCAATCTTATAGTTATGACTGTCGCAATAGGTGTTATGGCAGCTGCGGTTGCCGCTTTATCATGTATCGAATTTGAAAAGTTGGCTAGTGCTACCATAGCAATGTCATTGTTAATGGGCATGTTCGCTTTAATTGCTAAAACCGCAGGATCAGCACAAAAATCAATGAGTTCGTTGATAGTCATGACAGTCGCTGTTGCGGCGTTAGCAGGAATTATCTATTTACTTTCAGGCTTACCAATTGAATCCACCGTGGGCAGCGCTATAGCGTTATCAGCTTTAATGCTAGCTATGTCCGTATCATTATCTATAGTAAGTAAAATAGGAGACAACGCTGCAAAAGCACTGCAAGGAGTTCTTGTTTTAACTGCTATGGCAGTGCCGTTATTAGCTTTTGTTGGCGTACTGGCTGTAGCCAGCTTAGTTCAAAATGCGACCAAAAATGCAATCCTGTTGGCAGCTTTGGCAACGGTATTAACAGTGTTGCTAATCCCATTAACCATAGTAGGTGCTTTTGCGGTATCAGCACTTTTAGGTGTTCTCGCTTTAACCGCTATGGCAGTGCCGTTATTAGCTTTTGTTGGTGTATTAGCAATTATGCAGTGTATTAGCGATGCTAGTAAAAATGTCTTGTTGCTGACGACCTTGATGACAGTGCTAACTGATTGCTTAGTTAAAGTGGCATTAGTGGCTCCTTTAGCAGTAATAGGTGTTGCCGCTATAGCAGCATTGACAGTTCTTATGGTAGCTGTAGGTGCATTAGCAGTTGCGGTCGGAGCCTTAATGGAGACATTCCCACAGCTTGAAGAATTCCTCGACACGGGTATTCCAATTCTTGAAAAACTTGCCTATGCAGTAGGTTCAATGGTTGGAAATTTAATAGCCGGATTCTCAGAGGCTTTAATGGATACACTTCCTAAATTAGGATTGTGCCTATCTCAGTTTATGATAAATGCCACACCGTTCATAGTTGGCGTCAAAATGATTGACCAGAGTGTTATGGACGGAGTCGGAATACTTAGCCTTGCAGTTTTAGCCTTAACTGCAGCCGATCTTTTAGCTGGTATAGCATCATTCTTACAGGGTGGATCGACATTCGCTGATTTGGGTACTGAATTATCTCAGTTTATGATAAATGCTACACCATTTATTGTCGGCGCCAAAACGCTCGATCCAAAAGCTGCACAAGGTGCAAAACTTCTTGCTGAAACAATCTTGTTATTGACCGCAACAGATATACTAGACGGTTTAACTTCTTGGCTCACAGGAGGCACTTCATTTGCTGATTTCGGTGAACAATTAGCACCTTTCGGAGCAGGTATTGCACAATTTGCTCAGTCTGTAAGTGGACTTGATGAATCGTCTTTAAATGCTATGAACTTAGCAGCAAAAGCAGGTAAAACACTTGCCGAAATGGCATCCAGTCTCCCTAATTCAGGAGGTTTAATGGGTAAGATATTCGGCGAGAATGACATGGATACTTTTGGTACTCAGTTAGAGGCATTTGGTAAGAGTTTAGTCAAGTACGGCAACAGCGTTGTTGATTTGAATGTTGAAGCTATTGATAACTCGACACCAGCCGCTAAGTCATTATCTGATTTAGCCAATAATCTTCCTAGTAGTGGAGGATGGATTGCTAATATATTCGGCGATAATGACATGGAGACCTTTGGCACTCAGTTAGAGGCATTCGGTAAGAGTTTAGTCAATTACGGTAATAGTGTTGTCGGCTTAAACGTGGATGCCATTGACAAGTCAGTACCAGCTGCTAAGTCATTGTCTGATTTAGCTGAGAAGATTCCATCTTCTGGCGGTTTTTGGACTATGTTCGGCGATAATAGCATAGATACATTTGGCGAAAAATTAGAAAAATTTGGCGAAAGTTTATCTAATTATGGAGCGAGTGTTACTGGCTTAGATGCACAGGCTATTAAAGATTCAGTACCTGGCGTTGAAGGTTTGGTAAAAGCGGCTGCAGCTATTCCAACCTCAGGCGGTATGTCCACCATAGGTAGCGATAGTAGCATAGATACTTTTGGCAAAAAATTGGAATCTTTCGGAGGATATCTGGCTAGCTATGCCGACAAAGTTGCTGGCTTAGATACAGTGTCTATTGATAAATCAGCCTCCTGCACAAGAAGTTTGGTTAACGTAGCAGGATTGATTACCAACCAAACAGGAGACAAAAATCTTGAAAGTTTTGGAAAAGATATAGAGTCTCTTGGCGGATATATGGTTAGTTACGGTGATAAGGTCAAAGATTTAGACACTACCACATTAGTTTCTGCGGCCCAAACTTTTAGCAGCGTTGCTAATATAGTTTCCGATTTTTCTGAGGAGGATTTCAGCGGTGTGAAATCGCTTGGCGAGTCACTTAGTTCTATAGGAAGCGACGCGGTAGATGGCTTCATTTCTGCTTTCACTGATGCGTATGATGATGCAACAGATGCTGGTTCGACTTTAGTAACTAAACTTAAGACTGGAGCTAATAGTCAGAAATTGACTCTCGTAGCAACACTTACTAGCATAATGAATAGTTGTGAGAGTACCATTAAAAGTTATTACAATACTTTCTTTAATGCAGGTTCTTATCTTGTAGAAGGTTTTGGAAATGGCATAAGTTCAAATACTTTTGCTGCAACTGCAAAAGCCAAGGCAATGGCATCAGCAGCAGCGGAAGCAGCACGGAAAGAACTTGATGAGCATTCACCATCCAAAGTTGGCTACAAAATAGGTGACTTCTTCGGTATAGCATTCGTTAACGCGATTGACAATTATAAGAAGAAATCCTATAAAGCTGGTGAAGGTGTTGCTGAGTCTGCTAAGAAAGGATTAAGCAATGCCATTAGCATGGTTAATAATATTTTAAATTCAGATATGGACTCTCAGCCTACTATCCGACCAGTTGTGGATTTGGATGATGTTTATTCAAGTGCTAACGCTATAAACAGTATGCTCAACTTACAGCCAAGTGTTGGCGTGATGTCAAATGTTGGCTCTATAAGCCGTATGATGAATCAAAGAAATCAAAATGGTGGAAATGATGAAGTTGTTTCAGCTATTAACAAGCTTCGCAAAGACTTGGGTAATGTCGGAGGAAACACATACAACGTTAACGGCATTACTTATGACGATGGAAGCACTGTTTCAGAAGCAGTTAGCTCTTTAATCAGAGCAGCAAGAGTGGAAAGGAGGGTGTAAACCATGGCAAAATTATCAAGTGATGGAAATTCAGTTACTGTTGAAAAAGGTGACAGTTTATGGGCGATAGCTCAAACATATCTTGGAAATGGCACCAAATACACATATTTGGCTCAATTAAATGGCATTTCTAGTCCGTACTATATTTATGTTGGACAGACGATCAAGATAAAGGCAACTAGCGTAAGCTCATCAACTGTAAAGAAGAATAATACTACCAACAGTTCAACTGTAAAAATAACAGCATTTGGTCTTCAAAGCAATAGTGACAATACAATATTTGTCACTTGGGAGTGGACCAGAAGTAATACCGAAAACTATCAAGTTACTTGGTACTATTACACTGGTGACAATGTATGGTTTGTGGGTAGTGACTCATCAGTTACTATAAAACAAAGCACGTATAGCCCTCCTTCTAACGCTACCATTGTAGGTGTTTACGTTACACCTATTTCAGCAACTCATACTGTTAATAATACTGAAGTCCATTATTGGTATGCTGAAACATCAACCTTTAAAAGATATTATCTTAGTGATAACCCACCATCAACTCCATCTGTTCCCTCTGTTGAGATTGATAAATATAAATTAACAGCGGAATTGGACAATCTGCAAGATTTGAACGCAACAAGTATCCAATTTCAGGTAGTAAAAGACAACACATCAGTATTCAAAACAGGAACGTCAAATATAATAACAGGTCATGCGTCATTCTCGTGTACAGTTAGTGCTGGTAGCGAATACAAAGTTCGTTGTCGTGGAGTCAGGGGCGACCGATATAGCGATTGGTCTGAGTATTCGGATAATGTCGGTACAGCCCCCTCGGCTCCGTCCCATATAGTGTCATGTGCTGCTTGGTCGGAAACATCCGTACGTATAGGATGGTATGCTGTTATGAATGCAGATAGCTATGAAATTGAATATGCCGAAAAGAAATGGTATTTCGATAATTCGGATGCCACAACCACTATATCAGATATCAAAGCTACTCATTACCTAAAAACTGGTCTTGAAACTGGTAAGGAATACTTTTTTAGAGTGCGAGCTGTCAATGATGCTGGTACTTCTGCCTGGACTGAAATAAAGTCGGTTAGCATCGGTAAAGCGCCAGCGGCACCTACTACGTTTTCATCTGTAACCACCGCTATTGTGGGGGAACCGTTATTTTTGTACTGGATCCATAATGCACAAGATGGATCAAGCCAGACTTATGCAGAACTTGAATTAGTTATTGGCGGCACTACAGAAGTGAAGACCATAAAAAATACCACTGATGAAGATGAAAAGGATAAGACTAGTTCCTACGCTCTTGACACCTCGGGGTATACTGAAGGAACAAAAATTTATTGGCGTGTGCGAACTGCTGGTGTAACCAACACATTTGGCGAATGGTCCATACAAAGAATGATCGATGTTTACGCTCCACCAACATTGCAACTTAATATGGCAGATTTGAACGGTAATCCTATCGAAACACTTGGAGCATTCCCATTTCATGTTTCAGCTTTGGCTGGACCAAACACACAAGTGCCTACAGGGTATTACCTGTCTATAAAGTCAAATGGCATTTATGAAACAGTTGATAACATCGGTAATATAAAAAACGTTAACGAGGGTGACGAGGTATATTCTAAGTACTTCGATATTACTGACTCATTGTCGGTTGACATTTCCGCGAGTGATGTGGATCTTGAGAATAATATCAGTTATACAATGACCTGCACTGTTTCTATGAATTCAGGATTAACTGCTGAATCTTCTGTAGAGTTCGCAGTAGCTTGGGATGAGTCTGTTGTCAGACCGAACGCGGAAATAAGCATTGACAAAGATACACTCGCAGCATATATAAGACCATACTATGAAGATTACCCTTACGTTACGTATAAGGTAACACATTCAGGAAGTACATACACTAAAACATCTGTTATACTTCCAGACAATTTGGAAGGCATGTCGGTAATCGATGCGTATACGTCTACTGGAGAAATGGTATTCTCAACCACATATCAAGGCGAATCTATTTACTTTTGTGTAGCTCAAGGTACAACCGGTGTTTTGGTTGAAGATGTTCTTTTGTCGGTGTATAGAAGAGAGTTTGATGGAACTTTTACTGAGATAGCCAAAGACCTGAACAATACCAGTGCGACATTTGTAACAGATCCACACCCATCTTTAGATTATGCGAGATACAGAATTGTTGCAGTGACTAAGGCGACAGGTGCTGTTAGTTATTATGACGTTCCTGGTTACCCAGTTGCAGAAAAAGCGGTAATTATTCAATGGGATGAGGATTGGTCGGAATTTAATACGACTGATGAAGCAGCGTTAGAGCAACCGCCATGGTCTGGTTCACTATTAAAACTCCCATATAATATAGATGTTTCAGATAAGCATAGTTCGGATGTCACTCTCATTGAGTATATTGGGCGTAAGCATCCAGTGAGTTATTATGGCACACAGCTGGGCGAAACTTCTTCATGGAGTATGGAAATAGCGAAAGACGATGTGGACACTTTATATGCTCTTCGTCGTTTGGCAATATGGATGGGTGATGTATATGTTAGAGAGCCATCTGGTAGTGGCTATTGGGCTAACATTTCTGTATCATTCAGTCAAACACATTGTGCGGTAACTATACCGGTTACACTTGATATCACAAGAGTTGAAGGAGGGATATAATATGCCTGATTGGACTAAATCTATGCAGCAGACATTTGAGTATTATACAGTCGATCCGGGAACATGGAAAGATGCTAAGCTGCTCGATAATGTAAAATCAAGTACGGTCAGCCGAGATTCCGAGACAGAAACTCTTGGCTCCGCGTCAATTGATGTCACAGAGTCTGTAGGAGAGTGTTATATAAGAATATATCTTGTAACCATTCAAAATGGATTAAAAGAAAAGTTTCCTCTTGGCACTTTCTTAGTCCAAACTCCTTCCTCGAGTTTTGACGGTAAGATAAGGAGTGTTAGTATGGATGCATACACTCCTTTATTAGAGCTTAAAGAAAACCCGGTGCCTCTTGGATATTCGACGTTCAAAGACCAAAATATTATGGATATGGCGTATCAATTGACAAGGGAAAATGCAAGAGCACCCGTGGTAAAAACTGATTGCGAGACCGCCTTAGTTTATGATTTTGTGGCAGATACGGATGACACATGGCTATCATATTGTACAGATTTGATGACCAATGCAAAATATGGGTACGATTTAGATGAAATGGGTCGTATTCTATTTTCTCCGCAGCAGGACATCGCTTCTTTGCAGCCGGTTTGGACATACGATGATGGCAACAGTTCAATTTTATATTCTGACATAAGCATGGACCATGATCTGTATGGCATCCCCAATGCAGTAGAAGTTATATATTCTAATAGCGATAGCGATTATTATGCAGAAGTAACCAATGACGATGAAAATAGTCCTCTTTCTACGGTCAATCGCGGGCGCAAAATTGTACATCGTGTGACGAATCCCGATTTAATCGGTACTCCTACGGAGAATCAGATTAAGGAATATACACTTCAGCTTCTTCGTGAGTTATCATCCTTGGAGTATACTGTAAGTTACACTCATGCTTATTGCCCTGTGCGTGTTGGTGACTGTGTAAGACTTAACTACAATAAATCTGGAATAACAGACGTCAAAGCTAAAGTTATTAGCCAGTCCATCAAATGCGAGCCAGGTTGCCCCGTTACTGAAAAAGCAGTCTTCACTGCTACATTATGGAATAGTGATCGAGCAACAGTAACGATCAAGAGTAACAGCACTGCGGTTCCTGGAGAGAAAAAGGGATATAAAATAACTCCTTCCGATTCACAGGTATTTAATAGCATTATTAACGAATTGCAGTCAATAGTCGCTACAATTAATGCTAATGATATACGCACCACGTTTAATACCGAGATTAAAAGATTACGCCGTAAATTTAATAGTTTGCAGATTGCGGATACCAATGATGTCGAGGCATTGAATACGCGTATCGATACAATTCAAAACGATGCTAATGAGTACTATTATAATTCTTCGATTCATGGTGGAGGCATTACCAATAAGGTCTTTATTGGTATAAGCAACTGTGTCACTCAGTTACGTAAATGCACTGCCGAGTATGTTTATGTAGAATAGGAGGTGGCATTTTATGGGCTTATCTAGTGATTTAATATCACAATTTGTTAAGGTCACTAATGATAAGAAAGAGACTAAACGTGAAACAACAACATACGGAACAATAGTCAAAAATGATAGTTCAACTTATGTGAAACTTGATGGTTCCGATTTAAGCACCCCAGTAGTATCAACCGCATTTGTTAATAACGGAGACCGAGTAACTGTGATGATTAAAAACCATACAGCGATAGTCACAGGAAATATTTCATCTCCGTCAGCGAACAACACGGCCGTTACAAAGGCTGTCAATCAGATATCCGAGTTTGAAATACTCATGGCGTATAAAGTGAACACCAAAGAACTGGCGGCCGCTAAAGCCACTATCGAAAGTTTAAAAGCCAAAATAACGGACACCAACGTTTTAAAGGCTGTCACCGCAGATATCGAGAGTTTGCAAACTAAATTTGCTGATTTAGAGTATGTTAACGCTGATGACGTTACTGCTTTAAATGCCGACATCGAGAATCTAAGAACCACATTTGGCAAATTTATGAGTATTTCAGCTGAGGATTTAAAAGCTATTAATGCTGATATTGACCAATTACGTGCGTACACTGCTGATTTCACTTATGTGTCTGCGGATGTATTGCACGCAATAAAAGCAGATATTGATAGTGTCGATATTAAATATGCAGATGTTGACTTTTCTAATATTAGTGAAGCAACGATGGGAAAATTCTATGCCGAGTCTGGTCTCATTAAAGATGCAACAATTAATAGTGGGACCATTACTGGCGAACTAACTGGCGTCACCATTACAGGCGATCTGATCAAAGCTAATACTATTGCAGCCGATAAATTGCTACTAAAAGGTACAGACGGACTATATCACAAACTTAATACTGATGGTACTACCGTTGAAGCTGAACAAACGGACTATAACAGTTTGAATGGCAGTGTCATAGCGGCTAAATCTATTGCCGCTACTAAGATTTCAGTTAGTGATCTTGTATCTTTTGGCGCTACTATCGGTGGCTTTAATATTTCTACTAATTCCATCTACTCAGGAGTCAAAGAATCAGTCAGCAATACAACTAAAGGTATCTATCTTGATAACGATGGGCAAATAGCCTTTGGCAATTCCGATAAGTATATAAAATTTTTCAAAGATACAGACAATGCTTATAAGCTTTTGATTTCTGGTGCAGTCACTGCAAATGAAAATTTCAAAATACTTGAAGACGGAAGCATGGAGGCTAAAAACGGTTCATTTAAAGGAACTGTCAACGCTGATAACGGAGCTATCGGAGGTATTAATATTTCCGATGGTGAATTATCGACAATTACTATGGACGCGGATAACATCCCTACTGGTTTTGAGATTAAGAGTGACGGAACATTCATTTCAAAAGGCGGAGCTAATTACGATTACGTACGTAGTCTTGAAGTCAAATCTGGAGCATTACACCTTTCTAGTTTTTATAGCCCAAGCGGCACATTTGGCAGTGGAACGGTCTTAAATGCAAACGGACTATATTTCAAAGAAGGAGATGCAACAGGCCAAACTTTAGGAAGTATTCGTCAGGATCTAGATGGTACGATGTATTTAACCTCTTCAAATGGCGGCATTGTGTTAAATTCCAATGGGCTTACAACAGTTCAAAATGGATTAAAAGTTAATAATATAGTTGGCGGATATTATCAGAATGCAGCTAATGATAAGGAGGGAACCAGCGGATATCTTAATATTGCTGAAATTAAACTATCTAGAATATATGCAAATAGTTTGATAGAAATGGGTATTACAAGAAGAGACGACAACCGACCCACAAAAATTTTAATTCGATTTGCCAATGCTAACACTACAGATCCAAATGTAAAAATATTCGATATTTTCAATGGAAATGTAAAAGCTTATATTGCCAAAACAGCCACTTCCACATGGAACATATATGTAGAAAAATCAGGAGCTTATGACAGTATTGCAGTGTTGTATGCCCATTATAATGGGCAGTATATGGGTTCGGATGTTATTACTTATAAGAATGCATTTGTATCATCGCTTCCATCTGGCTACATTACGTCGGGTTATGCTAGCGGATTTTCTGGTTACCATTACTCACAAGTGTATGGTTTCCACGAATCCCCGAGCCTTATTCGAGGTAGAAGTGCAGATGGTGGATTCGATTTCTACTTTAAACAAAACGGTATGAGAATCGTATTCGATGGTGCAAATGGCAAAATATGGCGAGTCGATACCTCTGGAACATGGACAACATTAGCTGGGTAAGGAGAGTGGTTCTATGGCAAAACTTGTTAAAATAACACAGTGTTCAAAAGACACTATGTGGTACAAAGATAAAATCGGGGAAACTTACAAAGTTAAATTTGTAGACGATAATGGCGACATTGTTGTTGACTTAGAAAACTCTCTAGGGCAATTAGGCAGTATCATTAATACGGATGTTGACATTATCGAAAAGGAGGATGAGACATGAAAGGCGACAATTTAAGAATCGACGAAACTAAACGAGAGTTGACCTCGTTCATTAATTCACATCTACAGGTATTGCCGATCGGCGTAATTAAGATGATTCTGGAAAATTCTTTACTTGAAGTAAATGATCTGTACGATAAGATTGTTGAAAAGGAAATTTCCGAATATGAAGCATCTATTAAGGCCAAAGGCAATCCTATTCAAAATGGAACTGACAGCAAGGAGGAGTAATTTATGGATTTATCATTTTTAAACGATTATCTTATTTTAATTGTAGTTGGCGTTTGTTTATGCGTTGGCTATATTATCAAAGCAAGTGTGAGCTTTATCCCAAATAAGTTCATACCATTGATTATGGGGGCTTTAGGCGTTATACTTAATGTATGGCTAAACTCATTCGCGTTTACTCCCGAAATTTTGTTAGGTGGACTATTTAGTGGTTTAGCGAGCACAGGCTTGCATCAGTTATTCGTACAGCTTATCGGCGGTAAGGAATAATGGCAAACTTTGCTATAACTTTAAATGATTTTTTATACATATGCGGCATCATAGCCACCGTATGGGGAGCATATAAAATTATTAAAGAAGTTAAAAAGCCTGGAAACGATTTAAAAGAAACCGTTAAAAAGCACGAAGAATATCTTAAAGAAGACAGAAATGAGATTGAAGAAATCAAAGAAGGGAATAAAGTCATCTGCAAAAGTATCATGACAATGATTAACCATGAATTATCTGGTAATGATGTAAATAATATGAGAAAAATGCGAGATGAACTTCAGGAGTATTTAATAGATAAATAATGTATACAAACAGTATTAAAAATGTATAAAATGCGTAAAAATGTGTTTTATTCCTATACTATTCATACATTTATCGTGTACAAGCCTTGATATTTCATACTTCTCAGTTTCCGTTGAGGAAGCTGTTAATAAAAACACACAAGTTTAAAACGTGAAGTATAATACGTTTTAACAAGTAGTAAAGAGTAGTTAAAAGTAGGAAAGTGTATGTAACTCATATACTATTCCTACACTACTCATACACCTACATTCATACACCGAAAAGGTCAACAATACATCCTATTTTATTTTTTCTATTTCCTCTTTGAGCCAGTCTATTTCACGTTTCGTATAAACTTTTTCTGTTATATCGGAAATAGCATGTCCAATGATATATTTAATGGCATATTCATCAACATCATATTTTTTAGCAGCAGTAACAAAATGCATTCTGCCATCGTGAGCCCTATGCTGATCATTCAGTTTTAACATAGAAACTATCTTCTCAAATCTGGTTCTATATTTGTCGTACGTAAACCTGAAGCTACTTTTTCTATCAGGAGACTCGTTACAATTTATTAGATACTCACTTCCAAGCTCTTGTGCCTCTTTATATTTTCTTTCTACTAGCGGCCTAATTTTAGGATGGATAGGAACGACTCTATTTATTCCAGCTTTAGTTTTCATACCACCCATAAAGGTCCAGTCATCCAAATCTACATTTTCTAGTTTAATTAATCCAAGCTCCTGAGGTCTCCAACCAGAATAGCATTGTATTAATACGACATCCACATAGTTTACAGACTCGACATTACTCCATAAAGTATCCATTTCTTCATTCGAAAAAGGAATATGCCCTCGTCTGGCTTTATTTTTCTCTTCAATTATATCATCAGACACATTAAATGTTCGAGCATAGTTTCTATCTATTAATTCATATTCTAACGCGTAATCAAGCATTAAATTAAACATGGACTTTATTCTTGATTTCATACCTGCGGATGGAGCTTTTTCTACACCTTTAATAATGGCAGTTCCATCGTCCATACAGCCTTTGATATGTCTGGCACGTAAGTCTTTTGCTCTCATATCATATATAGAGGAGCAATAAGCCCATGCAGACGTAATCGTACGAACACTCGAATCGGATTTTAAAGTTTTAAAATACTCAGTGGACCATTTTTCATATAATTGAGCTACTGTAATGCCCACATCAAGATCGTATGGATTCTTGTTGTATTCTACCAAGGCTGCGTACGCTTCATTATAAGTTTCAAAATGGGATTGAGGCTTTAATAGTTTGCATATCGGTCTTCCTACCGAATTTTTACCGACAGTGACCATTGCTCTATATGGTCTACGAAGATTTTTGTCTTTGATTTTAGTTATTTGGCCAAAACCATTTGGCAGTCGTTTTCTCCTATTAGATTTTCTTGGCTGTTTTTGAGCAGTTATATCCTTTTGGAATGGATAGCCACAATGTGGACAGGTAATAGCTTTATCACTTGCTTGCAGTTCACATTCTGGGCATTTAATTAACATATTTCTCACCCTTTCTATTACCAACATTTACATATGGAATATATTTCTTAGTTTGCATTATAATTATACATTAAGGTGTATGAGTAATCAATTCGTATATTTCCACTTTGAATTAAAACAGCGAGGATATTTGGCAATATGATTAGGGGAGGCACTACAAATTGTCCAGACTGTGGTGGAGGGTTGAAATATTATGACAGGGTTAAAAGAATTCTACGGACGAAAGGAGGAAATAAAACATTTTTAAAAGTTAGAAGATTCAGATGCATCGAATGCAATAAAATACACAGAGAACTTCCAGAATTCATATTTGAGTATAAACACTATGAAGCGGAGATTATTAATGGCGTTATGGAGGGATATATCACATCAGATTCAATTGATTATGAAGATTATCCATCTGACATGACAATGAAAAGGTGGCGTTCGCGAAAATAACATACTCCTTTATGAAAAGGAGGTCTAATTATGGACAATGTAAATGTACCTAAAGATTTAGAAAAACTTTTGCAAGAAGCAAAAATCAGAAATGAAATTGAACAAAATCCCATGGACACTATTATATTGACGGTTCTTATAAGGGCATGTCTGGAGGCAGATCCAAACAATACACTTAAGGAATTCGTTGAAGAATACTTCTCAAAGATGAGTGTCAAACAAACGATTGTCTTCCTGCAGGCACATCTAGATTTTTTAGCAACAATAAAGAAAATTGAAAAAGAAATAGACCAAAACACAAAGTCAGAGTCCTAACAAGGGCTCTTTCTTTTTACGCATGGATTACAACTCCTATTATGGAATAAATATTAAGGAGGAGACTAATATGGCAACTATAATTGGTATAGCGTTGATAATATTAGGTTGTGGACTTATATTTAAAAAACCGTAAGAAAAAGCTATGGCACTTAGGAAACTAGGTGTCTTAGTTTTTACGCGAAATTCGCAAGGCATATTATGAGAGAAAATAATTATCAGATGACTAATGGCTATGGGTTAGTAGTACCTATCCAGGTGGGAGGCATTAAATGGGGCTCGTAGTTTGATAATGAACTACAACTTCTCTTATTTTTCGCAATTTTTAATCTAGATTAAATTTTCCACCGACTTTGTTTTTACTATTATACAGCATTTACCCTAAAATAATACTCGAAAGGAGAGATATGGGAATGATGGAGTTTATACATGGATCAGTACCAGTATCTGTAGCCGCTAGGGTATACGGCAAGGATGCATCTTGGGTTAGAGCTGGTATAATTGCGGGGTGGCTACCAATTGGAAAAGCTACGAGAAATGGAGAGTTGGTGTCAAAAGTAGAGGATATTAATTCAAAACTAGGACGAATTAATTTTTATATTTCACCAAAGAAACTATGGGAAGACACAGGGTATGTATGGAGAGGAGAAAAACGTTAATGGGAACAAAAATCAGAGCAGAAATATCGGAAAAGAATAAGTATTGGATAAGTAAGCATAGACATTATGAACTAAAGCATTTTTGTCTTCAATATTCAGATTGGAAGAGAGCTTATGCAGGAATAGATAATCTAAGCGTGTCTAATTCTAATCTAGATAAGATTTCGTCAAATAGTATTTCAGATATAACTTCCAAATGTGCTATAGCTAAGGCAGAGTACGCGAGAAAGATAGAAATGGTTGAGAATGCGGCTAAAGTGGCAGATCCTGACTTATGGCAATATATTTTAAAAGCCGTTACAGAGGAACTATCTTTTACCTATCTTAAATCTAGATTAGAAATTCCATGCGGTAAGGACATGTACTACGACCGCTACAGACGTTTCTTTTGGATACTTAGTAAAGAAAGAGGATAACGCATATTTTACATCGCCTATAATGAAAGGAGGCGTTAATATGACGTATAAACAAATTGAAGCTAGCCGAGAGGCAAGACTTTGGATTGGTCAAATAATCGTTCCTGCAGTGACAGTTGCAGTATCGACATTGGCTATACCAGAAGTTAGACAGGCGGTAGCAGCAAAAGCAAAAGACATTAAACAGAGTATTGAACGCAAAATCAAACGATAAAGATTAAGAGTCTGAGTTTAAAATGAACTTGGACTCTTTCTTTTCGCCAAATTTACTTTCTCTATAATGAAAGGAGTGATATTTTTATGAACATTAAAGCTTACGAATATGTCTACTATAGACTGCTTAGAAAGATAGCATTATGTAAAATGAAAAAATATGAAAAGAAGAAACCTTGCTATTCTAAGTGGGAATATTGGGCTAAAAAAGTAATGTTGGCAAATGATAAATGTTTAAAATATCTTTGCAGAAAGATTGAGAGTCTGAGTTTAAAATGAACTTGGACTCTTTCTTTTTATTTTTAACCTAGATTAGAAAATACCCATACGTAGCCGACGAAAAAAGGTGGTAAATTGTTATGGTGATATTTCAAAGAAAGGAGGATATCATGCTATATTTTTGGATAGCTATAGCTAGCACATTAGGCATTGTAATAGGAGCAGTCCTGTCAAATGTCTATCGGCATAAAAAGTCCGCAAGTGGCACTTTAAAAGTTAATACAACTGATCCAGACGGACCGTATTTATTTTTAGAATTGTCAAAAGAAAACTTAGCTAACATTACTAGCAAAAAGCAGGTCATTTTAGACGTGAAAATTGTTTCGCAAAAATAACATCCCCTATAATGAAAGGAGTTGATTAAAAATGGAAAAAACCAAAAGAACTTTAGATGATGAGATTCAGGACCTACTTGAAAATTTGGAAGATCTCGAAGCAGATGGCGAGGAATATGCAAAGACAACCAAGTACCTTGATACTCTCTACAGATTGAAAATCGAGGAGGAGAAAACTAAATCTGATATTGAAGAAAACAAGAATCAGAGAAAGTTTCGAGTTATCGGTTACGTCTTAGAGGGTGCAGGAATTGTGTTGCCGTTGATATTCTACGGTAAATGGATGAAGAGAGGTTTCAAATTCGAAGAGACTGGAACTTTTACATCTAAAACCTTTACGGGTTTACAACGTTTTTTCAAACCAACAAAGAAATAAGCGATTTGACCGTGGAAACACGGTCTTTTCGTTTTATCTTTTATGTTATAATATATTTTTGAGGAGGTGTTGTATTGTTGAGTAAAAGAGATAATTATGAAGACATCTATGATTATGACATAGAAGATAATACGAGATATGAAGAGCTAGATGAGAATGAGGATATAGAAGACGTAATAGAAAGAATCAGAGGAACAATCGGCAGAGGGGATTGCCTATATTGCGGTGCTAAAAACGGCATGATATATACTGGCAATATTTGTTTTGTTTGCAATGAATGCAACAAATCAGTGCATGAAGATATTTACTATCGATGGATTGCTGGGGAAGAAATACAATTTGAAGATTAATATCTAAAGTCTGTGCTAATGTGGCATGGGCTTTTTATTTTTATGGAGGATTTATGAGATACCATTACGATAAGCCAACGATATACCATCAAATATATGGCGAGGTTTATATTTGTAAGCATCCTGTTTATGACAGATGCACATTGTTTAAAATAGGGAATAAGGGATTGGCTGTAATACAGCAAAGATTTAATTCAATCACTAAGAGTACGTGGTGGTCAGAGATAGATCCTTGGCTCACAAATGATATTTATTTGCATCCAAAGTTCAAAGCATTTTTCGATGAGCGTTCTGGCGAGTGTACGGATGGATTATATCCGACAGTCACTATACGCCAAATCATGTGGGCTTTAAAAATGAAACCTATACCAAGACAACGCTGGGAAACTTGCTTTGACAGGAGAAGCGTCTAAATACGCAAAAAATACATCGCCTATAATGAAAGGGGGTGTCACTTATGAAACAATTTATTACGACACAGCAGACGAAAGAAATTGAAGAATTAGCTACTGAGCATCACGATGCATTAATTGCTTTTGGAGCAGATCTGTATAGCGACGGTTTGGTTCGCGGAGCAATTTATGGTATTGTGGGAGCTATAGTTGGAGCTTCGATATATCATGCTGCAAAACTAATAAAAGAACATAAGACTAACAAAAAGTCAGAGTCCTAACAAGGGCTCTTTCTTTTCGCGAAAAAAACATACCTCTTTATGAGAATAATACATATTTTAAGGAGGCATTTATTATGTATACTTATAAAAACATAAGAAAAAGTCATGAAATTATTAAGGAATTCTGTATGAAAAACAGAGCAGAGATCACTAATTATCAGAGCAAACTTGCTGAAAAACAAGGATTTGCAACTTATTCGGACTATACAAAGTTTATGAATGAGTTAAGCGATGACGAGTTTATCGGGAATATGCTAACTGGGTTATTTAATGAATATGCTCTCGAATATTACAGAAAAGTTAATAAAGGTAAAATGACTATTGAGGAATTTATAACGGAAGTATACGGTAAAGAAATCTTATAAAACACAAAAGCGAGAGGCTTGGAGAAATCTGAGTCTCTTCTTTTTACGCGAAAAAAACATACCTCTTTATGAAAAACCGAGTGGTTTATATTTTAAAGGAGGAATTTTTTATGATGTTTTTTATCAGAAGAAACCGTAATTTTATTGTGGAGGAAAAAGACATAACTACTATTTTATCGATAGTTGGTCACGAAGCTAAAGTTATCCATTATTGTATTGGACACTGTGGCTGGGCTGACAACCCGACTAAATGGTTTATATCATTCTATACCACAGATAAGAGGTACGGAAAAATTATGAAGAAATTAACAGAAATCGGAAAATGTACTACAAATGTAAGACCAGGAGGACAGGTTGATTTATGGTTTAGTAAAACCTAAAAAAGAGACTGAGCTTTGAGGAAACTCAAGCTCTTTCTTTTTTACGCAAAAAATGCATCTCCTATAATGAAAGGGAGTGATCTAATGATATTATTTATAATTCTATCGCTTATAGTGTTATTACTAATAGCATTCTTGGTACTTGCGATAAGTATAGGAGGTGCTATATCAGTTATCCTATTTGGCGATGTAATAGTATGTATATTTATAATAGGGTGGATACTCAAGAAAATTATTTGTAAATGAGTCGTATGGACTGTGGAAACACGGTCTTTCGATTTTTCATATATTTTTAAGAAAGGAGAAATGTAAAATGACCTACAATGATATTCTACTGTTAAAAGATTTATTAGAAAAGGAGGAGATTCCATTTGACTTCGATAAGTTATTTGGAGGGTATGTTATTGCGTATCCATCAAGAGAAGAAGTCGTATGTAGTGTCATTGAACACGACTACAGTTATGGAAGCTCTAGCGACTTATTAGAGATAGCTGGATTACTAACAAAAGAGGAGGAATGCGAGGATGATGGGGCTGGTTATTTAACTGCTTTAGACGTATACGACCGCATAAAAACTCACTGGAATAAAAATAAAGATATTATGGAGGAGGTATGCAATCTATGAAAAAGAGCAGAGATTTGCAACGCATTGTCAGTAGCTCTAAGACGTACTTGAAGCACAATTCCTCAACTATTCTAACTGCTATTGGTGTAGTTGGGGTGGTAGCAACATCTATATTGACTGCGAAAGCAACTATTAAAGCATTTGAAATCATTAATGAAGAAGAATGTGAGAAAAAGAGGGAATTGACTAAAAAAGAGATAGTTGTTTTAGCTGGACCATCATATTTTCCAGCAATCTTGGTTGGTGCTTCTACAATTGCGTGTATTCTAGGAGCAAATGTTCTTAATAAAAAACAGCAAGCAATGCTATCAAGTGCTTATGCTTTTGTTAATGCTTCATTTAAAGAATATAAGAACAAAGTAAAAGAATTATATGGTGAGGAAACCCATAACAATATAATTAATGCAATTGCGGTGGAAAAAGCCAAGGATTCGCACGTTACAGCGTCATATATGGTGGGCGAATGCAATTTGTCAATAGATGATGATAGTGAACCAAGATTATTTTACGACGAATTCTCTGGAAGATATTTTGAAACCACAACTGATCAAGTTTTGGAGGCAGAGTATCATTTGAATAGAAACTATATTCTTAGAGGGTATGCCGACTTAAATGAATTCTATGACTTCCTTGGATTGGAAAAGACAGATTATGGCGATGCACTTGGCTGGGCGCCACTAGACGAAGGAATGTACTGGATTGACTTCAATCATAGGAAAGTAGTTATGGAAGATGGATTGGAATGTTATTTCTTAGAAATGCCATTCGAACCAATGACTAAAGAATACATCGACGAGTATTATTGATACTTTTCGCAAAAATAACAACGGCTATTATGAAAGGTGGTGAAAAGCTATGAAAAAATTCGAGATGAGCAAACTTCTGAAATGGATCCCTGTTGCGATAGCTGGCGTGGTAGCCGTTTATCAGGCAGTAGGAGAACAGAAAGAAGCAGAGCGTATCGACGATATGGAAGAGCGTATCGCTAGACTTGAAACAGGCGACGATGAGGATATCGAAGAAATGGAGGAGGCTTAATGGCCTCTTCTGTTTTTATTTTTGGTTTAAAATGAAAGGAGAAAAAAATCATGAAGAAACCAAATTTATCAAAATTCATTAAAGACACTCAGGTATTGGTAGCAAAGAAAAGTCCTGAAATTCTTACTGGAATTGGAGTAGCAGGATTTATTACTACGACCATACTTGCGGTAAAGGCAACACCAAAAGCTTTAACCTTGATTGAGGAAGAAAAGCGTAGACAGAATCGAAAGATTATGGATGATGCTAAGAAAAATGGTTACGAAGAATGCAACCGTATTGAGAAGCTCACTCCAATCGAAACCGTTAAAGTAGCTTGGAAACCTTATGTTCCTGTGGCAATAATTGGCGTGGCTTCTGCAGCTTGCATAATTGGAGCTAGTTCTGTGAATGCAAAACGAACAGCTGCATTAGCAACAGCTTACAAACTTTCTGAAACAGCTTTAACCGAATATAAGGAGAAAGTAGTCGAAACTATCGGAGAGAAAAAGGAACAGCTTGTTCGAGATAAGATCGATAAGGATCATATTGCTAAGGATCCAGTCAGCAAAAAAGAAGTTATTATAACAAAAGCTGGCGAAACTTTATGCTATGATTCACTATCTGGAAGATATTTTAAGTCAGATATTGAGCAGATCAAGCGTGCAGTCAATGAACTCAACAAACGCATGCTTAATGAGATGTATATCTCTTTAAACGAGTTTTACGATGAGTTAGATTTGGCACATACAGCAGTCGGCTACGAGCTTGGATGGAACATTGATTATGGTTTAATTGATGTAGACTTCAGTTCTCAAATTGCGGAGGACGGAACACCATGTATAGTTATTAGCTATGACGTTGCACCAAGATATAACTATTCTAAACTTATGTAATACGCGAAATTTACAACGTATATTATGAGAAAATTATAAAGGAGGATTCTACAATGGAAGAATCAAAAGTAACATTCGAAAACGAAAATGAAAACACTGAACTTGTTGAGACTGAGGCAACAGAAGTCGAAACTTATGAAGAGGGAAGCGGTTTTAAGAACTTAGCTTTAGTTGGAGCTGTAGTCGCTGGTGTAACAGCACTTGGCGTAGCAGCATTCAAGAAGTTTAAGGACAAGAAAGCCGGCAAACCTAGAATTAAGAAGAGACTTAAATGGGTTGAGGTTGAAGACAGCGACGTTGTTGACGTTGAAGTTGAAGAAGTCGAAAATGATGAGAACGTTGAAGAAAAAGAAACTGCATAATTCTCACAAGGGGAGATACCTGTAACAGGGTATTTTCCCTTTTGCTTTTTTTGTATAAGGAGGAATTTGATGAATTTATATTTATACGACGGTCCAGTCACGTCATTCGGAACAATGGTTACTAACAGATGGAAAGGCTCTACGTACGCAATGTCCGACAGGAAGGCAAAGAGTAACTTGACATTTCAGTATAAAAAGCAGAGGCATTTACAGCCAGGATCAAAAATAGAGTTGCCTGGTGAGGTTATCATGGCTAAAGAAGATGTATAAAGGAGTGGGTAACGAATGGATTACAAACCAAATTCAAATCGTTTCAAGGAACAGCAAAAAGAGGCGTCTACAACAGAAAAAAAGAAAATCGAAAAAGTCACTACTGGTAAGGTCAAAGTTAAAAAGAAAACAGGCCTTCAAAAGATGGCAGGGGCTATGTTCGCAGAAGATGCGGAAAAAGTGAAGTCCTATATTTTGATGGACGTATTACTGCCAACAATCGCCGATGGTATAACTGATGTACTCAAAAAGAGTATCGACGCTATTTTCGGAAGAAAGTCAAGTAGCAGGGATTCGAGATCTTCTAAGGTTTCTTATAGAAGCTATTATGACAATCCCGATAGTCGTGGAACTTCTACAAAAGCTAGAAGTGTGTACGACTATGACGACATCATATTTGACAGCAGAGGAGAGGCAGAAGAGGTTCTGGACCGTATGGACGAGCTTGTAGAGCTGTATGGCAATGTCAGTGTTGCCGAATTCTATGACTTAGCTGGAATTTCTAGCGAATATACAAGCAATAAATACGGTTGGACTAATATTCATACTGCAAAAATAGTAAGAGTTAGCGGAGACGGATATATGATTAAGCTTCCTAGGGTAATGCCGCTTTAATTAATATATTCGAAGGAGGTCGTTAATATGAAGTTAATGACAAAAGAATTAGAGAAAAAATTTGAAAACTATCCATTATATTCTCAGGAGGGAAAAGGTGAAGACGCCGAGGTTATAGTTGTATATTTCAATCCTTGTGGAGCTGGAACTTGGATTATAACTGAGGGTGAGAAAGACGATGATGGTGACTGGATATTCTTCGGTTACTGTCATATTTTCGAATGGGAATGGGGATATATTTCTCTAAATGAGCTAGAAGAAATAGTTTTGCCTTTTGGATTGACAATTGAGAGAGACCTTCATACAGCTGGCAAGAAATACGTACGAGATTTTATTTAATGAAAGGAAATATTTATGTACGAATCTAATGACAAAATGGTATCACATCCAGCACATTATCAGTCAGAAACTGGCCTTGAAGCTATCGATGTTATCGAGGCCTTTACCTTTGATCTCAAAGGAATTGAAGCAACCGACACAGGCAATGTTCTTAAGTATATGTGCCGTTGGAAGCAGAAAAACGGACTTCAGGATTTGAAAAAAGCAATGTGGTATCTTCAGCATTTAATTGACCATGTTGAAAAATTAGAAAAGGAGAATGGATGATCATGAAAAAAATAACAATCCCAAATAATTTGTCAAGAACCTTTAATAAGATCGGTTTCAAATTTAAAAAGCACAGCCCTGAAATTCTTGTAGTGGCAGGTGTAATCGGTACAGTAGCGAGTGCTGTTATGGCTTGTAGAGCTACAACTAAAGTTGGCGGAATCATTGATGACGCTAAGGAAGAAATCGAAAAGGTCCATACCGTTATGGAAGACGAAAGCTATGCTGATAAATATTCAGAAGAGGATGGCAAAAAAAATTTGACTATCATTTACGCACAAACAGGTCTTAAGATAGCTAAACTGTATGCACCATCTGTGATTTTAGGAATATTATCATTGGGTGGCATTGTAGCTTCTAACAACATTTTAAGAAAGAGAAATGTTGCTCTTGCGGCTGCTTACGCAACCATCGACAACAGCTTTAAAGATTACAGAAAAAGAGTTGTTGAGAGATTCGGCGAGGAAGTAGACAAGCAGTTAAAATACAATGTCAAAGCGAAACAAATTGAAGAGACTATTGTTGACGAGAACGGAAAAGAGAAAAAGGTTAAGACAACAGTGAATGTTGTGAATCCAGACGAAATCAGCGATTATGCTAGATTCTTTGATCCAGCAAGTCCTTATTGGGAGAAGAATCCTGAGTTCAACTTAATGTTCCTTAAAGCTCAGCAAAAATATGCTAACGATCTTCTTAAAGCTCAGGGATATTTATTCTTGAATGATGTATACAAAAGTCTCGGATTAGAGCCTACAAAAGCTGGACAGGTAGTTGGATGGATTTATGATCCTGAAAATCCAAACGGTGATAACTATGTTGATTTCGGTATTTATGACGTATCTAACGAAAGAAAGAGAGCTTTCGTCAACGGATATGAAAGAAATATTTTGCTCGACTTCAACGTCGACGGAAATATTTGGGATTTAATGTGAACTGTAGGAGTTAACGCTCCAGGGACAGGAAACCCATATAGAGATGCTTGGGACTTCAAGGTTTGACATAAATGATTTTTGAAGGAGGACTATAAACATGGAGAAACGTTTTAATGATATCACATCCATGGTAGGTACATCCACAAGCACTAGAAAGAAAAGACATTTAACTGGTGGTGTATTACTAAGTATTGCTTTACTATGCGCAGGTTTAGCAATAACAGTATTGACTATCAAAGCGGAGGACAAATAGTATGAAATATTTTATAACATTCGTAGCGGGGGCTACTTTAGGTTCCCTTGCTACTTGGATATTTGTGAAGAGTAAATATGAGCAAATCGCTCAGGAGGAAATAGACTCTGTGAAAGAGGTATATTCTAAAAAAAAGCCGAAAGCAGAGAAAAAAGATGATGAGGAGGATATTCAGGTCGATGAAAAGGAAGTAACAGAATACGAAAAAATAATCGAAACAACTGGTTATTCAAAGTATTCCGATATTTCTAAGAGCAATGTTAAGACAGAAGCTGGGCATGATGATTTGGAACGACCATACGTGATCAGACCAGAGGAATTCGGTGAGTTGGATGGCTATGAAATGATAAGCCTTACTCACTATTCAGACGGAGTTCTTGCAGATGACGACGACCAACAGATGGCGGACGATGAAATAGACGAAGTTGTAGGGGCTGACTATGCTGAACACTTTGGCGAATACGAGGACGACTCTGTATTTGTAAGAAATGACAGATTAAAATGCGATTATGAGATTCTTTTAGATCACAGAAAATATTCGGAACTACGTAATATCACGTATCATGGGGGATTTCCTAGTTAATGGCCCAGACTATTAAAGAAAAATACTTTGACTGGATTTGTGACTTGATTGATCATAATGAATGCGATGAGGAGACATCGTATACTAAACTTCTACATTATTTAAATAGTGTAGAGTTCACTTATATTTTAGAGATGGATGAGAACCGACTGGAAGACGGAATCGATCTCAGATATAGGTTTGGATATGAAATGAATTATCCAAGAGAAGTGATTGAAAATGGTTTAGGTAATGCTCCTTGTAGCGTTCTGGAAATGATGGTTGCCCTTTCTATCAGATGTGAAGAAGGATTCATGGACGATATTGACGAAAGAAATAGAACTGGAGAATGGTTCTGGAATATGATAGAAAATTTAGGTTTAGGCAATATGACTAATTTAAATTTCAATGAAAGATATTCTAATACTATTATTCATAAATTTCTTAATCGTAAGTACACGTCTAATGGAAAGGGTGGATTATTCACAGTAAAAAAGCCAAAGTATGATATGAGGGACGTGGAGATTTGGTATCAAATGATGTGGTACCTCGACGAATATTTAAATCTAAAATAAAACGCATTTTAATAAAGAAAGGAGGTTAATCGATGAATGCTTGATTTTTTAATGATTTCCACTAGGTCTTTAAAGAAAGACATTATAGAAATATATCCAAAATTCATTATAAAAAAATCGAATGATTTGATGATTCGAGGCGGCGACTTTTATGCTGTTTGGATAGAAGATCTTGGCTTATGGTCAACTGATGAGCAGGACGCTTTACAGCTCATAGATGACGAGCTTAGAAAATATTACGAAAAGCATAAAGGTGAATTTGGAAATACAGTAAAAGTGTCATATTTGTGGGACGCTGAATCAGGAATGATTGACAAGTGGCATAAGTATTGTCAGAAGCAGATGAGAGACTCGTTTCATATGCTGGACGAAACACTTATATTTGGTAATAACAAAACTACCAAAAACGATTATGCCACAAAGAGATTGAACTATTCACTGGAGGCAGGCGATATTTCTGCTTACGATAAGTTAATGTCTACTCTATATTCTGAAGAAGAGCGGACAAAAATAGAGTGGGCTATTGGCTCAATAGTAACTGGCGATAGCAAGGCTATTCAAAAATTTATGGTATTGTATGGTTCAGCAGGTACTGGTAAGTCAACAGTATTAAATATCATACAAAAATTATTCGACGGATACTATTCAGTTTTCGATGCAAAGGCTCTCGGCTCATCAAATAACGCATTCGCGTTGGAAGCATTCAAATCGAATCCTCTCGTAGCCATACAACACGACGGTGACTTATCTAGAATTGAAGATAACACCAGACTAAATAGTTTAGTATCTCACGAATTAATGACTATAAACGAGAAATTCAAATCTCAATATTCAAGCAGATTCAAATGTTTTCTTTTCATGGGAACAAATAAACCAGTTAAGATTACGGACGGCAAATCAGGTCTTTTGAGGAGATTGATTGATGTCACACCAACTGGTAATAAAGTATCTCAGAAAGAGTATAAGCAACTTGTAAACCAGATAGATTTTGAATTAGGTGCGATTGCGTATCATTGTAAAGAAGTATATTTATCCAATCCTACTAGGTACGATAGTTATATTCCAACAAATATGCTTGGAGCATCTAATGATTTCTATAACTTTGTTCTTGACGTATATCCTATTTTCAAAAACGATAATGGTACCACTTTAAAAGCAGCTTGGGAGATGTATAAAACTTATTGCGAAGATGCTAAAGTTGGTTATCCTTTCGCTAAGAGAGTGTTCAAAGAAGAACTCAAAAACTATTTTTGGGATTTCAAAGAACGAGGAGAATCGCCAGACGGAACAAAGGTTACAGGGTATTATTCTGGATTCAGGACTGACAAGTTCGAAGATCAACTTGTTATAATTGATGGGGATAAAAAAGAAGATAAGCAAGAACTTATTGACTTCAACAGTACAAAATCTATATTTGATGAGGTATGTGCGGATTGCTTTGCTCAGTATGCAACTGATGAAGACACCCCAATCAAAAAATGGAGCGATGTAACCAGCAAATTGTCCGAAATCGATACTAGCAAGGTACATTACGTTAGAATTCCTGAGAATCATATTGTAATTGATTTTGATATTCCAGACGATGAGGGTAACAAGTGCTTTGAAAAGAATCTTGAGGCTGCTAGTAAATGGCCTAAAACATATGCAGAGCTTAGCAAGAGTGGGGCAGGAATACATCTGCATTATATTTATACTGGCGATGTATCAAAGTTAAGCAGAGTTTATGGTGACCATGTTGAGGTTAAGATATTTTCTGGGAATAGCTCACTCAGAAGAAAATTGACCAGGTGCAATGACGTTCCGATTGCCACTATTAGTTCAGGATTACCATTGAAAGGAGAGAGTAAGGTGATAAATTGGGATGGTGTAAAAAATGAACGAATGCTCCGTAACATGATTAAGAAAAATCTTAATAAGGAGTATCATCCAGCAACTAAGCCTAGTATTGATTATATTTATAATCTCTTAGAGGATGCCTACGAACGAGGCATTAATTATGATGTTACGGATATGCGTAACGCAGTGTTGGCTTTTGCGGCTAATAGCACAAACAAAGCTGACTATTGTATCAAATTGGTTAACCAGATGAAATTTAAGTCTGAGGATATTTCAAAGAATACTGATAATCAGGATGCGAAATTGGTATTCTATGATATTGAGGTATTCCCTAACTTATTTTTGGTTAACTGGAAAATTGAGGGTGAGGGCAAACCTGTTGTCAGAATGATTAATCCAACTTCTGCAGAGATTGAAGAGCTGATGAATTTCAGATTGGTCGGCTTTAATTGTCGTAGATACGACAATCATATTTTGTATGCGAGGTTAATGGGGTATACGAACGAACAGTTATTTAACTTATCTCAAAGAATCGTCACTTCTAAAAAAGGCGACAAGAATAATGGTATGTTTGGCGAGGCATACAATATATCCTATACCGATGTATACGACTTTGCTGCAACAAAACAGTCCCTTAAGAAATGGGAAATTGAGTTGGGCATTCATCATCAGGAACTCGGTTTGCCTTGGGACCAGCCAGTGCCAGAAGATATGTGGGTTAGAGTTGCTGAGTATTGTGATAATGATGTTATTGCTACCGAGGCAGTATTTAATCATTTGAAAGCTGATTTCTTGGCCAGACAAATTTTGGCTGACTTGGCAGGTGCAACTGTAAATGATACTACCAACAGCTTAACAACCAAAATCATATTTGGTAACAATAAGCGTCCTCAGGATCAGTTCAACTATCGTGATATGGGTGAAGTAAGTGACAACGACCATATTCCAGAAGGATTTGATGAATATACCCGATTTAATCAGGATGGAAAGCCTATATTTCCAGGATATGAGTATGATTACGGCAAATCTACATATCGTGGAGAAGAAGTTGGTGAGGGTGGTTATGTATATTCTGAACCAGGAATGTACGGTAATATTGCTTTGCTTGATATTGCCAGTATGCATCCTCATAGCATCATTGCCGAAAAGTTATTTGGCGACAAGTTCACTGCTATATTCGAAGAGATTGTTGAAGGACGTGTTGGAATCAAACATGAAAACTGGGACTTCATCAAAACAATTCTGAACGGCAAGCTTGTCCCATATGTTCAAAAGGTAATTAATGGTGAGTTCACATCTAAGGACCTGGCTTATGCATTAAAAATCGCTATCAATTCTGTATATGGATTGACTTCTGCTAGCTTTGAGAACCCATTCAGAGATCCTCGTAATAGAGACAACATCGTTGCAAAACGTGGAGCTTTATTCATGGTTAACCTGAAGCATGAAGTTCAGAAAAGAGGGTTCGCCGTGGCCCATATCAAGACCGATTCTATTAAGATTCCTGACGCTACACCTGAGATTATTCAATTTGTCATGGATTATGGCAAAATGTACGGATATACTTTCGAGCATGAAGCCACTTATGACAGAATGTGCCTTGTTAACGATGCAGTATATATTGCTAAGTATAAAGATGGCAAGCATGCTGGAGAATGGACTGCCACCGGTACACAGTTCGCTGTTCCTTATGTTTTCAAGAAGTTATTTTCTAAAGAGGATATCTTATTTGAGGATATGTGCGAAACAAAATCTGTAAGTTCGTCTTTATATTTGGATATGAATGAAGATTTGCCGGATGTATCGGAATATGAGGAACTTAAATCTGTAAGATTAAAATATCCGGATTGGACCATGCAAGGACTTGAGGCTTGTAGTAAAGCAGATAAAATTCTTAGCAAATTTAAAGATCTTACAGACGAAGAACTTGATACAATGATTGCCACTGGTCACAGCTATATTTTCATAGGTAAGGTTGGTCAGTTCTGTCCGATTAAAGCTGGATGCGGTGGCGGATTACTTATGCGTGAAAAAGACGGTAAGTATTATGCAGCTACCGGCTCAAAAGGATATCGCTGGCTTGAGTCGGAGATGGTAAAACAACTCGAAAAAGAAAGCGACATCGACAGAAGCTACTACGATAAGTTAGTAGATGACGCTGCAGAGAGTATTTCGAAGTATGGCGATCTTGAATGGTTCATATCTGAGGATCCTTATATTCCACAGTATAATAATCTTGACGATTTACCATGGGATATGGAATGCGGACGAGAGAGCTGTTTAAATTGTCCAAACTTCGAAGTAAACGACGATCAAATGAATTGCAAACAAGGGTATAATATTTCGGATTTAGAAATACTAAATACCGATAATCCATTTGATGTGAGATAAAAATTATATTTTTAAAGGAGATTTTATTATGAGTTACAAAGACGTAGACAACATTATTATTGAGAATGCAAGCATTATATTCAGAAACTTCTCTGGTGAAGAAACCAAATTCAACAGAGCAGGTTGCAGAAATTTCTGTGTGTTCATCGACGATCCTGAACAGGCTAAGATGCTTATGGAAGATGGATGGAATATCCGTACTCTGGAACCTAGGGATGAGGATGATGCGCCTAGACACTATATCCAGGTAGCTGTCAGCTTCAGGAATATTCCACCGAAAGTCATCATGATCACAAGAAGAAACAGAACCGCTTTGGACGAGGGTTCTATTGCAGCTCTTGATTATGCGGAGATTGAGAACGTTGATTTGGTTATCAGACCATACTGTTGGGAAGTTAACGGTAAAGAGGGTGTCAAGGCATATTTGAAGACTATGTATGTAACAATCGAGGAAGATGAGTTCGCTGATAAATATGCCATGGAAGAATCCCCTGAAGAATAACGCATATTTTACAAAGTATATTATGAAAGGAGTGATTTATAATGTTTGAAAACAAAAATTTAACACCTGAAGAAAAAGCAAAATTGAAAAAGATTTTGAAGGGGGTTGCATTATTCGCATGTGCTTATTTAGGAGCTAAATGCGGAGCTAAGGCAGCTTTGAAAGACTTAAAAATCGATCTCAATTTGATGTCAGATGGTGTTAAAGTACCAGTTGCAAAAATTTAAATAATACTCATGGTTAGGGGCTTTGCGTATACAACGCAGGGTCTCTAATTTTTTGGGTAATTATATAAAAAGGAGGAAACCTTATTAAATGAGAACTTTGAAATTTATTGTTGACGAGCAGATCATTAGACAGGATCCGAATTGCGATTTTAGTAATTTGGTGCCTGGTTCTAAGGGATATTTGCAGGCTTATTTTTCTTTTTCGCCAGAATGGAATGACTTTGTAAAAGTCGCATCTTTTTATTCCACGATGGATAGGGAATTTGAGCCTCAGATATTAAAAGATGGATGCACCTGCATCATTCCGGCAGAAGCTTTGGAAAGGGAAAAATTTAAAATCGGTGTTGTTGGAAAAAATAATCGAGGAATGAGGATGACAACTAATACGGTTGAAGTCTATCAGAATGGAGGAACAGCATGAGTCAGACAGAAGAATTATTGAACAGTTTGTCAAGCGATGATATTTCTACATACTTGGCAAATGCAGAAGAAGAACCGCACATAGTTATTGGAAATGATCGCATAATCACGGTTCCAGAATCACTGAAAAGAATCGCAGTACAGTATGACCATAATGTTGAGACTGTAACATTCGACTGTCCTAGATATTGGGATGGATTGGATATGTCCAAGATGGTAGTGTATATCAATTATAGGTTGCCAAATAGAATACTGGGTTCTTATGTTGCGGATAATGTGGCAGTGGATGAAAGTGACACCAATCTGATGCATTTTACTTGGACCATTAGCAGGAACGTTACAGGAACTGAAGGCAATATTTCATTTTTGGTGTGTATTAAAAAAACGGATAGCGATGGAAACGAGGAGAACCATTGGAACTCAGAACTTAATAATACTATCTATGTGTCCAAAGGTCTGGAAACAACCGAGACAATTGCCGAATCGCATCCTGACGTTATTACTAATTTGCTTGTTCGAATTGGTAATATGGAAGCTATCGTTACTCCAGAAGTTAAAAGCTGGTTAGGTGACAAACTTTTGGCTACCGATAAACTCGGAAACATAGTTGAAAGAAGCTTTGTGGAATTACTGACACCGAGTGATCCATTTACTATACGAAGCAATATGACATATTATTTAACAGGAGCCTACAATATTGGTTCGACTGTCATAGAAGGCGTGCAGAATGTGACCTTAATCCTTGACAATGCGACTATAAAATATTCGGGTCCTGATGGTACACTCACCGCGTATTTGCTGCGATTCAGCAATTGCCATAACATAACTATAATCGGCGGACTTTTCGATGGTAATAATCTTACTCAAAGAGGATTATATTTTTACAATTCTAACAACTGTAAGGTTATCAATGTGGAGGTTAAAAATATAGGAAATGCAAATTCTGCTTATTCTGCTGGTGTGGACTTTGTATCTGGATGCCACCATTCGATGATCAAAGATTCTGTAATACATGATATTATCTCCGGTAAAACGGCATCAGATGGTTTTATTCATAGTGTGGGTTTAGGAATGTCAAATGAGCATGCTGTTTATAATAAACATATGGTCGTTGATAATGTGCAGATCTATAACATTATGGGTACAACATCGACTATAAATGATAGTACCACCGATGGCGACGGTATATATATCATTCAAAAGCCTTCGGACAATTCTGAAGATAGTCGAATGGACAGTCATATTACAATCCGAAATTGTCACATCACCAAATGCTCAAAACGAGGAATTAAGGTAGCCGCCAGAAACGTTAGCATATACAATACATACGTTGACGTTGATAGTTGGGCTCCTGCTGTAGATTTCCAGTTATCTGCTGGTAAAATTGTCGACAGTCATATATCTAATGCTAGCAACGTGTCTTGTTTATCCATTTGCTGGGATAACGGTAAGACATCAGTTCATAACTGTGAAATTGTCGGAAGTGGCAAGAACATGGGTATAGTGTTGAACGGCAGCTTGTCGTCAACTGAGAGATATACTTCGGAACCTCAATCTGTAGAAGTCATCGGTTGCGATATTTCTAAAGTTGTCTCAGCTGTCCATTGCGGTGACAATAACGGCTTGAGTAACGACTACGACTCATTGCGATTCATAAATAATAAGATCGGCACTTTCGCTGAAAAAGCTATATCTTTGTACCAGGATAATACGACAAAAGCTCAGAGAATAAAGTCAGTTAAGTCTATTGTTATTGACGGTTTGTATTTCAAAGAGGAGTTATCTGATACCCAGATTCCTGTATATTTGGGAACAAGCAGTAAATTTATCAATCCATCAAATACGCTCAAAGTGGTAGATGGCATTGTCGATTTCAGAAATTTATTCAAGGATATTCCGTTCACATCTCTTGATATCGATTTTGGTTTGGCAAAGGCTTATTTCGATAAGGTCTTTCAGGCGGCTAGCAACTCCATAAGTTTGTCAGATGGGGAATATGTGGCCACCGGAGACACCAATAAAGAAGTTGTGGTAACAGTTGCTGATAATGTTATAAATATTACTGCTGCTAATGTCACTGCTACCAGAAATGTTTATATTCCGTTAAACTCAAATATTGAGTTTAAATCAGATGATGAGTACAAATGGTTGGCTGATACAACTCTTACTGCGGGGGGTTATAGTAATAATGCCACTATAACCTTTACTAACAAATTTAATCTTGTAAGTACAAGCAGCATAATGGCTTTGAATGCGACATCAAAGAAACTGATTCTTAAAAATATCTCTGGTACTGCCGATAAGTTCAGAGTACAAATCAAAGCGGGTGTTACTATGACGGGTCAGTGCACCGTATCTTTGACTAATCAGGAGCCAGTATTTAAAGGTGATCTTGAAGCCAGAATAGCAAAATTAGAAGCCGCTGTAGCGTCTTTGGCAAGTAGTTAATTCATATTTAAGAGCCTTGGCTAAAAATGGTCAGGGCTCTAACTGTTATATTTTTGAAAGGAGAAATAAAAAATGAGAGCATGGCATGGTGCCGATTTGGAAGATGAAATAGCAGGTAAATTTATAGCGTATTTGTATAAGGAAGGCATCCACTATGAACTTAGTCAAAATGGAAAAATGGTTCATTTTGAGTGCCTTGTGGACATGGAGGAATTTCACAAAGCTAACGAATTTCTTTCGCAATTTAAAAAGAAGGAGAAGACTATGGGACCTAAAAATTATTCACAATATTACAAAAATCTGCAATACTATATTATGCCATCTATAAAGAATGTTGTCTTCAACGATCCAGCAACTATTGTTATTTGGGATGATGGCAGTAAGACGGTAGTTAAAACTCAGAACCATGAGGCATTTGATCCAGAGAAAGGTCTTGCTATGGCGATTGCTAAGAAGGCTCTTGGTAATAGAGGAACATATTTCGACGAGATTAAGAAGTGGACAAATGGCAGGGATTAAATTGTACGATTATCAGTTGGATGCTGTTAATCAGATGAAAAACGGATGCATCCTTTGCGGTGGCGTGGGGTCTGGGAAATCTCGGACCTCACTTGCCTATTATTACAAGGAACAAGGCGGTGTTCTTGGAGCCAATAGCTATATCGAGATGAAAAATCCAAAAGATTTATATATAATCACGACAGCTAGAAAACGAGACACTCTCGAATGGGAAGGAGAACTGGCACCATTTTTACTGACGACTCATACTGAGGATGCTATTTATTACAATCACAAAGTTGTAGTGGATTCTTGGAATAATATCGGAAAGTATAAAGATATTACGGGGGCTTTCTTTATATTTGATGAGCAAAGAGTCATTGGTTACGGTGCTTGGACCAAAGCTTTCTTAAAGATCTGTAAGGTTAACGATTGGATATTGCTTAGTGCGACGCCAGGAGACTGCTGGTCCGATTATATTCCAGTATTTATTGCCAATGATTTTTACCGCAATAAGACAGAATTTATCAGAGAGCATGTTGTATATTCCAAATTCACTAAGTTTCCAAAGATTGACCGCTATATTAATACTGGACGATTAATTCGACTTAGAAATCGAGTCTTAGTTGATATGGATTTCAGCCGTAAGACTATCGCTCATCATGAAGATGTATATTGCAAATATGATATTTCAAAGTATAAGGATGCTATGCGAAACCGATGGGATCCATTTAAGAACGAACCAATTCAGCAAGCATCTGGACTTTGTTATGTGCTTAGAAGAATTGTCAATAGCGATGCATCAAGGCAAGTGGCTTTACTTGAGTTATACGAGAGGCATCCTAAGATGATTATATTCTATAACTTCGACTATGAGCTTGATATTTTGAAAGGACTATATTATGGTGGAGACGTTGAAATTGCAGAATGGAATGGTCATGCTCACAACCCTATACCGATTTCTGAACGATGGGTATATCTTGTGCAGTACACAGCAGGATGTGAGGGATGGAATTGTGTCAAGACAGACACTATCGTCTTTTACTCTCAAAATTATTCCTACAAAGTTATGGCACAAGCCTCTGGGCGTATTGACCGTCTCAATACTCCGTTCAGGGATTTATATTATTACCATCTTAAAACTCGAAGCGGAATCGACCTTGCAATCAGTAAGGCTTTGGCAAACAAAAAGAAATTTAATGAACGAAGTTTTACTAAATGGCCATAATACGCGAAATTTGCAAGCCCCTTTATGAAAGGAGAGTGCGAATATGCATAAGAAAAGAGGAACCCTTGGATTAATTGTGGATTTTATATTGACAATTTTAACCGGAGGTTTATGGCTAATTTGGATACTTATTCGTTACTTGAGAAATGGTTAAAGAGATTGAGTCCTAACAAGGACTCTTTCTTTTTAACAAATATTAATACACAAAAAGGAGAAAAAATTATGAAAGATTTAGAGTGGGCTAAAAGAGAGGTAGAACTCGCATGCCAAAAAGAAAACCCAAACAGAAAAGATGGTGAATTTGACTATGATTGTGCTTGTTATGAAAGCGCATTAAAAGCATTCGAATCTTTGCATGGTAATGATCATTCAGCATTCTCTATAAGTCAGGCGGATGCTATTCGATTTCGATGGGATCCATTTAGGGCGATAGCCATTCTTAATCGCCTTATTAGCGGCAGGCCTCTTACCCCTATCGAAGGCACCGATGATGAATGGGGACCAGCTTGCCATTATGGAAGACATCCGTATAGCTCTGGTGTTACAACATATCAGTGTAACAGAAGGAGCTCTCTGTTTAAAGAGGTTTATTTAGATGGCACTGTGAAGTATTACGATAACAAATATGTGATTTGTGCTGATATTGACAAACCGGGCATTACCTACTCATTTGGGCTCGTATCTGATATTGTTCATGATATGTTCCCTATTACTATGCCTTATTCTCCAGAGAAACCAATTTTTGTTTTATGCGATTGTTTTTTAACAGATGAGGCAAACGGTGATTTTAATACTGTTGGAGTATTCAGTGCTTTAAAACAGAATGGAGTTATTACTGAACAAACAAAATTCACGAAAATTAATAAATTCTTTAGAGAAGTATCTGAAGGTGAAAAAGGACCGTGGGTTGAGATTACCAAAAAAGAATACTACGAAAGAAAAGCTAAGGCAATTACAACGAGGTCATAACAATGTGCGATAAAAATTATAAAAACAACAAACATAATGCTTCAGGATGTTTGGACCTGACAGCTCATAAGGCTATTAAAAATGTTTCTGAGGAAGAAAACAGATTTAATAAGCTTTTGCGTACTATTTTCTACATAACTGAGTTAGCAGGTTTCGAAATTGAAGGAAGAATTGTGCTGATCGACAAAAAAACCGGAAGAACCTGGAGGTAATATTTAAATGACTGCTTTAGGTTGCTCATGTGCAGCGCTTTTAATAAGTTTATATTTCGTGACATTTTTTAAAATTATCACGATAACATTTTTAAAATAAAGGGGATTTTACAAATGGAAAGATTCAAAAGAGTATGTCTTGATTGCGGAGCATTTTTTGAAACTGTTTCGCCTATCAGATATTTTTGCAGTAGTAAGTGCCTGCATAGACACGAGCAAAATGATCCTATATTCAAAAAAGATGCCGAGCGTATCATATTCAATAAGGAGCATGAAACCCACTATTCGTATGGCGATTATGTGGCTCTTAAGAATAATAAGAGGCTCGATTCTATTACCAACGAGGGCCCTAAAAATGTACATACCCCATATTGGGTTTCTGTTCCTGAAAAGGTGGTGATTTAAAATGCTGTTTTTAAATCTTGTAATTGGCATATTGCTGCTCATATTTGGCTTTGCCACTGGTGTATTTGTTTACTGGTGCTTTGAAGCTCGTATAGGCCGTATTAAGGAATGGAGAAGACTTCAGGAAAGAATTCGTGAACTGCAGAAACTCCTGAAAGACATATATGACCCTGACTATAACATTCGAAAATAGGAGGTTTGAAATTTTATGAAAAAAGAAGAGACAGAGCTTGTGTCTTTTGCTAAATGCATATTTTTAGCATATCAGCTTCTTGAAATTGAAAAGAAGCCAGAAAGGAAAGAAGCTCAAAGTATCAGAATAGATATGATTTTGGAGCCATCTGGAATTGATTATCATGGGATATGTCCAACATATTCATTTGATAATTATGTATTCAACCTTGCTGAAAATGCTATTAACTTCAAGCCAGGTAATAAACCACGCAATATTTCTTTTCATTATTTAAATAGAAATTACGAAATCATAGGAAAGGACTATTAACTCATGAAACTTAATGATATTTACGTACGTTGTTTTAATCTTGACACTTCCGTCAGCGTGTATATATTTACTTCTTTGAACGACTTTAAAAAGTCCAAAGAAAGTAAGGCCGTATACAAATTTATTATTCTAGATCGAGAAGATCTCGGAGATTACGAGGCCCCATGTTTTAAATTGGCGGGTTTTGAGCTGGGAAATCCAAACAAGTTGGCTCATAAGATTTATATTTATGACCCAAAATTTGATGTAAGTAAGGTGTAAGCGATGCCTATATTTTGTTGTAAGGATTGCATTCCACCGAAACGAGGCCTTCATTGCCACTCAACATGCGAAGATTATATTCGTGAAAAAGCCGAATATGATAAAAAGAAAGCAGAACTTGATGCTAAGAGGCATGCTAATATGAGCATGAGAGACTATGAGATTAGTGTGGTGCAAAGGACCAAAAGGAGGAATAAAAAATGAATGAAAACAACTGCAAAGAAGTGCGGTTTGATAAGTATTGCGAGAGTTGCAAATATGGTAAACTCGAGGGTTTTAAAGACCCATGCAATGAATGCTTAGACAATCCAGCGATCGAAGGTTCAGAGAAACCTATACATTATGAGGCGGTTAAAAAGGAGGATATAAATGGCTGAGTGCTGTAGGTGTCCTTATGTGTATTATATGCCACGGAAATATGGTTTCACGAGTCATTGCAGTTTGACGAGATTGTCATTGGATGTTACTTATTATTGTGAAAGGCTTCATAGGAGTAAAGAAAATCTATTCTGCCCATTTGTAAATGCGCTCACAAGATTTCCTGGCATCGACTACCACAAATACGAAACTAATTTTTTGACTGTAAAGGAGGATACAAATGAAAGCACCTAAGCGGGCATGTAAAGGTTGCTGGTATTGTCACCCACATTACGGCAATCGCGATAAAACTGGCAAACGATCGGTATCTAATTACCGGTGTTCAAAAAGAAATAGTGTATGTCCAGATCCGAAGGAATGCAAATTTAGAGAGGAGAAACTGAAATGAAATTTAAAATTGGTGATAGAGTTAAGGTTATTGACCGCAATAGCAAATTACGTGGAGCTGTTGGTACTGTAGTACAAATTTATTTGCCCACCATAGTTGTAGAAATCGATACTATGAAACATTCATCACCCGTGGCCTTCAGTATGAACGATCTTATGCGGATTGGTAAAATCACGTATAAGTCCGATGATAATAAGACTATAATAGTTGCCGCAGGCCATAATATCCGAATTAAAGACTATACCAAACCGAACACTTTGAAAGGAGAAACTGAAATGAAATTTAAAATTGGTGACAGGGTACAAATGGTTAACCCCAGCAGCAGATTATATAAGGCTATTGGCACTGTAGTGGAAGTCGCAGGTTCGTTTGTGTATATCTGTTTTAACTATAATAATTATGATGACAAGTCTGCTACTAAATATGGACCTTACATGGCAAGTGATTTTAAGCTGATTAGTAAGGACAACATATATAAGGCCCAAACTGAGGCTATGATGGCTGCCGCAGGCTATTCTGATACCGATCAAGACGGCGATACTATGTTTAAAATTCCACTCAATTCTATATATGGATTGATGAGTGATTATGGAATAGGAGGACTTACACAAATGTTTAATAAAAATAGTATTCCTGAAATCAGAAATGTATATTTCAATGATCCTTTAACATGCGTTATTTGGAAAGATGGCACTAAGACGTTTGTAAAGAATGCGGACGGCGACCATAACTATGACCCTGAGAAGGCTCTTGCTATGGCTATTTCTAAGAAAGCTCTTGGCAATATGTATAACTACTACAAAGAGTTCGAGAAGTGGCTTCCTAAAGAGGATGCGAAGTTTTCTGTAAAGAGTCTGTTAGAGGCTTCAAAGGAGCTTAGCAAGAGTCTCGCATCATTTGAAGCAACAACTAAAGAAAATAAAGCGAAGCTACTGAAAATGGCTTTAACAAAAAATCCAGTGGAAAAAGCATACTTGGCGCTTCTAAAAGTGAACGACGATCCGACAAGTAAAGATGCAGACTTTGCTGCTGCAATTGAAGAAGCTATCGGATATTTAGGCGAAGCTTTGGATGACTAAGGAGGAAATTATGGACGATATTTATAGAGTAATTATATGGATTTTATGCATATTTGGTGGTCTCACTATTGTTTCCCTTGGGGTGTTTATTATTTCATGGTTGGAAGACGTCATTCCTGATTGTATTAAGAAGTGGAAGCGTAAGCGTCAAATTAAGAATCGTTTTGATAAACCTCCGACTGCTAAATGCTATTGCATTGACTGCTTGTATCATGATAAGGAAACAGGACAGTGTTGGACACTAACACATGGAAGTAATTATTATACA